ATTGTAGTCCGTTTCATAGTGTTACTATTATATGGTGGTTTGAGCCAAAGGTCAACCTGTTTTTGGCTCTTTTTACCAAAATTTCATGAAAAAAGTGTTGTATTTTTGCAACAGTATAAAAAAGTAGTAATTTTTGTAAATACAGTAACAATAAAGGAGGCTAACATGCCACAAGTAACAATCAACATACCAGATGCACCAGAAGGTCCGCCAGGAAAACAAGGCCCAATGGGTCAAGCAGGACCAGCAGGCCCTAAAGGTGAGACCGGCCCACAAGGTCCTCAAGGAGCGAAAGGCGTCCAGGGAATTCAAGGACCCAAGGGAGAAACCGGGCCACAAGGAGTACCTGGTAAAGCGGGCACTCCGGGACCAGCATTTATTGCAAATCAGACCATTGGCCAGTATTTGACTACTCCGTCGCCAGCTTTGACAATTAGTTATTTAGATCTAGTGTTTAATAATGTTTTAAAAAATACTGGAGGGTACAATAATCAATCTGGGATATTCACTGCACCAAAGTCTGGCTATTATCATGTTGAGGCAGGCGGCTCAGTTACACCGTCATCAATATCTGTATTACAGAATTATTATGGGGCTGCCGCTCTTATATTATTTAAAAATTCAAACGAACAACTTGCCGCTGGGCCTTTCATTGAGTTACGTGGGTTAATACTAAACGGTCAAGCCGCTGGCGTAATCTCAACCTCAAGCGCAAGTACTATAACATATTTAAATCAAGGTGATACAATCCAGGCTAAATTAGGATACAATTCTAATGCTCCTGCAAACTCATGGAATACTACGGTAATTCCAAATAGCGGATGGACACAACGAGTCAAAAACTATTTTAGTGCAGTTTGGATTAGAGATTAACCTTTTCCCTGCGCACGTCTGCTTAGTCCGTCTAGCCACAGCACAATATCGTCACTGACTAGACGGATTTCCATGGCATCCTGTTCACCAAAGATACGAAAGTAGCCGGCACCATGATAGTAAGGCCAATCTAAGTGTTGCTCAAGTCCAATCAAGTGTCCAGGTTTTGGGCTCCATCCTGGTGGACACTGATATGACCAATGGCGAAAGTGGGGCTTCATTAATTCCCAACCAAATGTGGTCAAGCGTAGACCTTTTTGACGACCTGGTTGGTAGTTTTTAAAAACAGTGTACTCTGTTACCTTGGTATTTTCCCAAATGTGCGGAATTGGGTACTGAGCCAAGTACTCAGTTATCTTTGTAGGAAGTTCCTTGCTCATTGATTTTACGACCTTGCTTTAGTTCAACTACACTAAAGTCTGTTACCTTGAACAACTTGTTTAACTTGTCGGCCAAGTTAAACGCATGTCCTGGATTAGAGAAGGATACCTTTTTGTATTTTGGTCCCGGATAGCTAATTAAGCTATTCAGTGTGCGAAGATTAATTGGTTTGTCTTTGTAAAAAACAGCGTATATTGCATCAGCCGCAAGTACTTCTTCGCTCTTATAAGTTCTTGGGTTTGTATACGTTAATAGGATGTTGGGCTTTGGTCTAGACACTGATGATACCTCTGACATTTTTTTGCAACTTTCTAGCGGCTTTAATTTTTTCTATAGTCTCTAGCGAGTGCTTTCTACCAGTTCTCGGACACGCTTGTTGTGCTCTTGCCTCTCTAAGTTTTTGCTTTGTTTCTTCTGTATGTCGATGAATCTTAGATTTTTCGCTTATAATTTTACGACCGTGTTCAGTGATACCAGTATCTCCGCCCATTAACCCATCTTCGGGTTTTAAATTAGCGTACTCGACAGATTCTACAATATTATTTTTTTGAGAATAATCTAAGGCAAATGCTACTAACTCTGCTTCTGTTGTAAACAACTGTTGCCATATAGTAGTAACATCATATCCGTGTTTTTTTAAGTGACTATTCCAATAGACTCCGGAACCGTGATAATTTTTTGGGTCTCTGACAGTTTTCCCAAAATATTTTAGTCCCGTTTTATTATGCTGTTTTAGATACAGCCAAGTTGGTTTGAACGCTTTTAACATACTTTTATTTATCAAAAGTATGTGTTTAATGAGCCAACTACACCGTAGTTTTTGGTGCTAAAATGGACAGTTTATCGCCGTGTATAATAATACAGCTCATTTCAGGATTTTTAGTTGGGGTTCCAACTGCGGTAAATGTGCGAGTTTTAGGATTAGCCCAAAGCGTGAATACAACAACACCATCAATACTACCAACCATAACAACATCTTCTCCGGCAGCTTTAAGCTCAGTTGCCATGTCTGAAGTTTTTCCACAAGTCCATTGCGAGTCTAACTTAAAGACTTCTGCATTAACTGGCCATGTAAAAAATACAATGCAGAAAGCCAGTAGGGTAATAATCCCTATTTTAGTTATAGCTGGCCGCCAGCCATTCAGTGTGTTGTTGAGCATTATCTGAGGACTTTTGTAAATTGTACTTACCACAAAACTTCATAAAGTGTGGGCCTACGCTTGGATTACGCTCTTTTTGTACAGCCTCAGCAATAGTAGCATCAAGCTCGGCTTTGATATGATCAGGTTGTGCAGTTAGATCAATAATAGCACGATTGCGTTCATAATCGTCACGCACCAAGTGTTCGACGCCCTCGTGGTCGGTCCAACGCTGAAGCATGAGATTGTTCCACATAAAGCCTTTGTTATTGCGATCAGCAAATGCTTCTTGTAAGCCTACCTTGTTCTTTGTGCCTTTAGTACGCACACCAGGAAACGCAGAAAAGACATTATCGGATGTATCACCACGCATGCACTTTTCAAACAGCAACCATTCTGGTTCGGGTGCAGCCTTTACTTCTTTTGTTTTCTTGTCTTTTACTGGCTTACCCTTTTCATCAAAGTAACCTTCGTGCGTAGTAAGCACGCCAGTGATGCCATTGAACAATTGCACATTAGGAGCAATAAGTTGTTCAAAGTCTGTGTCGCTGGAAACAATAATATGGTTATCGTCTTTGTGCAACTGAATCCAACGTGCAATGAAATCGTCAGCTTCGCATACAGGATTCTTAAGAACAGTTACGTTAGTCTTAGTACTAATGTATTCGTAAAACTTGTCAAAGGATTCCCAAAACAGTTTTTCTTCTTCTGCTTCTTTAGGAGTTTGTTTAGCACGACCTTCTGCACGATTGGCCTTGTAGGGCTTGTAAACGTCCTTGCGCCAGCTTCGGCCCTCAAAGCAGAATACAACATGCTTGCCCTGACGATCGCGCCATTGGCGTAGCACCGACGCCAGAATAATGTGATAGCTCATGGCCACACGTTCTTCTGGGTCGCCAGATCGGATCACGTGCCGTGCGCGAAAGAAAAGATTAGCGGCATCAACGATTAAGTAACTCATGTGTGTATTGTAGCAGGTTGTGACACAGATGTCAATGACTTATTGATTGCGAGTGCGATCGTTCGTTTGAACACGACCAGCATCAGCAATGAATGAAGAAGCGGCATCACCATCCATACCAACATTACGGCACAAGTCGGTGAACCAATGGTCCACAATTTCTTCGGGAGTAGCACCTTGATAGCCGTTTCGTTGTAAGAAATAAACAAAGGCAGGATTCCACTCAAGTTCAAAGTATCCTTGTTTGGGATTATCAGGAGCCAGGTGAGCCTGTACTACATTGACCCAAGGTTCGGGACTATTCCGCATTGACTTTGCAGTTGGTTTCTTTTTAAAAATCTTTTTAATAAATTCAAACATTTCAAATATCCCGTCCAAATACATCTTCTTCTCTCTTGGGTAATTCGGCTAGTACCGTTTCCCGCCACTTGTCTGATTCTAAATACCAGTTAGCTCGCTCATCTTCTGTGCGGAGACACCCAATACACATTCCTGTTTCATCAGAAACACAAATGCCAACACATGGGTTTGTTAAATTTGCATGATCACTCATTGTTTATTCTTAAATGCCTTAAAAAGCATAGGGATTTGTTTTTCTCTATACTGTGGTAGTTCTGGTACAAGTTTAATACGTTTATCAACTTCGTTACTGTATGTAGTCTTGCACAGGCTACAAGTTTCTTCGGATTGCATAGTTATAAGTTTCCCGTTAGATTTACAAGTATGTGTCCACGTTGTCATGATATGCTTATTTGTCGGCTGCTTCAAGTTCGGCCACTGTGGTTTTAATCGCCTCAGCAAAGTTCAATGCGCTTTGTTTGTTAAGCAACATATGATGCTCTTGCTTATGTACACCTTTAAACAAGATATCATATACTGCACTTAAACGCTTGCTCCAATCAGACCACACAGGAGTCCAGGTTGTTACATAAAAGCTAACTTCAACATCTGGAATGTCTCGATCACGTTGAACTTCAATCCACATCTTGGCTGAGTGGTCATCTGATGTGCAATCACATTCGACATTAAAGACTTTGGCATCACCAAAGTCTTTCTCAATGCTAATACCCTGTGCAGGTTGTTGTGCTTTCATTGGATTTCCTCCTGTGTAGCCTGTTCCGTACATTACTTGCCCCAACCGTTTGACCAAATATCAACGTGCAGTCGTGGGCTGTAACGATAGCCACGTGCCAGTGCTTCGTCGGCAATATGGCGTGTATTTGAAAAGTATGCTTTGTCAGTGCCACCAACTGGCATAACATATACTTGTCCATAGAATCCAGCAGAACGATATTCTTTAACAGCGCGATCAACTTCGTTGAAGTCGAGGATGTTGTCAATGACAAACTTCAGGTACACATGACCACGTTGTTGATATTCAACAACAACTTCTGGCTTAACTGCATCTTCCCACTTCTCTCCGCTAGCACTTAACTTAGGACTTACACTAAATGTAATGTTATCTTTTGGCAAGTGATAGTTGTCAGACAAGAAGTCTTTGAACTCTTTGTGCAAGTACTGGGTGCCGTTAGTTTCAAATGTCAGGTTACGCAGATCCTTCATGCGAGGATTGCTTAACAATGTTGGGTAAAGCATTTGCCACCCCAATAGTGGTTCACCACCTGTGATAACCAAATGTACATCATTACCATTAGCCTGCATCCAATGATTGTTGGGAGTCAAGTCTAGCATGGCATCAATACTTTGTTCAACTGAGTATGTTGGACTTAGATGCTTGAACGCTGGATGCCAGCTTGCATAGCTGTCACATCCAGTTTGTGCTAATGGCAAGTCATTGAATGTCTTGTATAAGTGTACCACCTTACCAATCTCATCTGGCTCCGAGGTCTTTTCGCCAGCAGGTAATCCAAAGCCCGGGCATTTAAAGTTGCAACCAAATGTACGGAAAAACACACTCGGTACGCCAATAAAACGTCCTTCGCCCTGTGCAGAGTAAAACACTTCGCTTACTTTAAATTCATTCATAGATATTTGACCATTTCTTTAATTTTTCAATCTTGGCTAACTTTGCGGCTTCGAGGCCTGCATCTGTTACAACGCCCTTTAATTTTAACAGATCTACCATGGCAAGTAAATCACCAATTTCACCTTCTAAGTGTTGTGCATTAGTTAGGGGTTTACCGGGCTTGAAGTTATCCAAACCAAAGCGATTGCACTTGCTTACTGCCTGTACCACCTCGGCACATTCCTCTGAGAGGATGTTCATAATTTCGTAAAGTTTACTGTCCATTTTTAAATTCCATATGCGGTGCAATATCATTGTCAAAAAGCTGTGCCATCCGTTGCCACATTAGTCTTGCTTGTGATTCAGTCATTCCTGCATTTAGTGAGGTATTATCGTCTTTGCGAAGACCATAGTCATGCCTCCATGTGTAGCACATGCTGGTAATAATTTGTTCTCTTGTCTTCATGGTCTCGGAAAGTCCAATTGAAATACATGTGCTCTAGTACCTTTTAGTGCCAACAGCATTTGTTCTTGTTGTGCATCTTCAAGGCTAACATAGTATCCGGGAAAGATAGTCGACACCGCCGCTGAAGGGCTATGTGTCGTCATTGTACCACTTGTACTAATACTAGCTACAATCCAAACACATAGGGTTTCTGGCGGGGCAATTGGCTTCATGGATTAGATCTCACTATACTCTGTGTCATCTTCCAACTTGTGACGTTCAATTGCTTGTCGCAATGCTTCTTCGACAAATTGGTTAAACGTCATGTCACGCTCATGTGCCATCTTCATGTACTTTAACAACTCATCATCAGTAAAGTCAATTGGCACTTGTATTCGTGTATCGTACTCGGCATCATTTGAGATACCACGAATCTTTTCCAGGATATCTTCTTCTACTTCGATGTCTGTAAAGTCAACGTTATCGTATGCATTTTCAAATACAACATTTCGATCAACGCACTCAGCCTTGTATGCTTCTACATAGTCGGGATGGATCCAACGATACACACGATCGTTAGAGTTGTCCCATGCTTCCAACTCGTAAATCATTTGATTAGTAGTGTCAAACACGCAGGAAACTGAGTTTCCTGATTCGGTTTGCTGTTCCAATCGATGTGTGTGATAACCATAAATGTCCCAGCAGTATTCACTGCCTTCGGTAATCTTATAGTTAATTGCTTCTAAAAAAGTTTTCAGTTCCATGTTATACCTCTAATACAATGTTAGGATTCCAGCCACTGTCTTCACTGTAGCCATCGCTTTCGTAACCACGTGGGTTACATACTACTCGAGTCTCGCCGATCATGTAATCAAACGGGTGATGTGTGTGACCATGTGTCCAAAGTTTGATCTGAGGATGGTCAAGAATAAATTCACTCAAGTCACTGTGGTAACCACCGTTCATCAAGTATTCATTTTTGTAGCTTTCATGCACACTTTGAAAGCTCGGGCTGTGATGTCCAACAACAACAAATTTCTTGTCGTGCTGTTCAGCAAGTACGCTTCTAAAGTATTGCAATGTACGGGCATGACGATCAACAACATCACGAGCACTCATACGAGCAAATTCTCGTTTGTCATTTCGAATGATACGGAAGTCATTCATTAAGCCTTCAATGGCATGCATGGTCAGAGGATCGCCTTTGTTCATGTCAGTCCACAGCGTAGCACCAATGAACGTTACGTTGTCGATTACCTTAGTGTCACGTTCTAAGAAGTAAACATTAGGAAATCTTGCACATTCTTCACGCAAGTAATCGATGCCAGCAAAAAACTTGCCATGATAAAATTCATGGTTACCAGCAACATAAACTGTATGCGGGAATTGGAAACTGCAACGCTTTAAGAAGTCACGGAAGCGAGCAACTCGTTGCATCTTGCGGCTAAGGTCAGCCAATGCACCATTGCTGTACGGACTAAAGTCAGCGGCAATATGGTCGTGCAGGTCCTGAGCGATCATAATGTCGCCGGATAAGATAAGCACGTCACATTTGTCATCGTTAGTGATGTTGATATCACTAAACTCCAAGTGCAAGTCACTAACTAGTTTGATCTTCATCGCCGCCTTCTAATTTAGCTATCGAGTTAAGTCCATGAATGGGAATGCCATCCTCATCTACTATTGCAAAGTGATCAAACACAAAGCCACAGCCTTTACAGAAATCTTCAAATGCCTGGAGCACATCATCCAAATTGGCATGTCCATGATCCATAGCAATATTTCTTATACCATCAGTATAACACAAAACCCAACGGGGGTCAATGGGGTCTGCGTCCAAACCTCTAATATTTTGTAATGCTTTTACAACATGTTGCCATGGATCAGTTTTAGCCATTGTTTCTCATTTCGTTATTTAGATCTGTGATAGCACGAATCAGGTCCACGTGGATTCCAGACTTGACCAATGCAGTTTCAAACGTTTGTACATCTTTGGGAAAGCATTTACCCGAATAGCCAGGAACACCATCAAAGCCCGGAACGGACCAATGGCTTGATCCTAATCGTCCTTCATTCTCTAGCATGACACGGACAATGCTATAGTCTGCTCCAACGGCCTTGCATAACTGCTCAACTTGATTGGCAAAAATAACTTTCATTGCCAAGAAGGTATTGGTAGAAAGTTTAGCAACCATCGCTTCCATTGGATCAGTGATAAATGCTGGTCCTTTGTATTCTGTTAGCAAGTCTGCAAAGGCTTCTGCAGGTTCACCACCGAGTACAATAAACTTTGGATTTACTGAATCTTCTCTCCATGTGGCTTCTCTAATGTATTCGGGCCATACTAACAAATGCTGGCCCAGTTGTTCAGTGTAATCTTTAATTGCACTCATGCCTAGTGTACTGCGAACAACCACAGTACCTTTGAATCCGTTTGCTAGTGCTTCGTTGATAGCATCATTGACATTTTTTGTATTGTTTTCTGGTAATGGCAATGACTCGTCTAAGTCTGTGTTTACACAAACAATAACATAGTCAGCAGTTGACCAAGCGTCTGTTGGTAGGATTACTTGCTTATATGGATCATTGAATTGAACGTTTGCATTTGGTAAGAACTCTCGTAAAAATAATGCTGTTGATTGTCCAACAATGCCCTTGCCTTGAATAATAATGTTTGTCATGTTAACCTTTGATAATGTACTCTGGGTACTTGTTTATGCTTTGATCGAGTAGCGACTCAAGTCTATCTACATCAACCCAACCTTTAATGACCACAAGTATTTTTCTATACCGTGGATCAAAATCTGCTCCGTGCAAGAAATCTTCATTGTTCCATGCAAATGTATTAGTATCTATCGGAAGTTTGACATAGTGTTTATCCACTTGTGGAACTTCCGTTTGAGGATTGTGTTTGGCAACTGGAGTTAACCAAAACGTTTCAGTTGGATTTTGATCATCCAACATAATTCTTATTTCAGTAGGGAATCGTAGCAGACCATCTAAACTAGGCGGCATGTTCCCATCATAGTGTGCTCTTACTTCACGGTTAGCACTCCATAGTCTAACCGAACGTATTCTACAAAATGGTAGCTGTTCAAATATAGATTTTAGAAACTTTGGTTGTGTAGAGGCCAATGCACCTGATATTTTAGTATTCCAAGCGGCTTTAGATAGTAGCGTAGTATCCTCATACAATGCTAATCCTTCCCATTGGGTAAAGGACATAACAGGAGCATCTTTACCCAACGCACCACGATCAATGTGCTGACGATCAACAGGGACTACTTCATCGTTCCATATACGCCAGAACGCTTCTGTGTCATCTAACTCAAACTTAGGCAGTGCTAATGGCAACGCACCAACTCCAGCATATTTTTCTACTAGTTTTGGTACGCTGTCTAGTTTGATTAGATTGATCAAACTCATTCTTCTAAAAGATGACGTTTATCTTTAATTGCTTTGAACTCTTCGGCCTCGGGCAACGGACTTTTCTTTTTGTTGATAACTGGCCAGCCAACAGCAAGTCGAGCATTGATATTAGTCCAAAACTCATCCTTAACTTCGTGTCCGGGCACAATAGCATCAACTGGACATTCTGGAACGCACACTGCACAGTCGATGCAATTGTCAGGGTCGATAACTAAAAAGTTAGGACCTTCTTTGAAGCAATCAACAGGGCACACATCTACACAATCAGTGTACTTGCATTTAATACAGCTTTCAGTGACTACAAATGTCATTTTAGATTTTCCAATTCGATTCGATATATTCTTTATTCTCTGGCTTATTGCCAGTGAGACCTAACATGCTACGATAGGCTTGCCATGCTTCTTGTACCATAGGATCTTGGTGTCCTCCTGTGGGCAACAAGTCAGCCCACACACAATCCTCTGGCATTTGGCTACGGTATGTGCCAAAGTTACGAGGTTGGTGAATTTTGCCTTCGCGAAACAAGATACTTGCTACGCCATGACACGCGGCTTCGTCTAGTCCCAACAAGTAGTTATCCCGCCACATATACTCGGCAACAATACCATCCAATTGTTCTTGAGTAGTAAAGCGAGTACCTGAGACAATTACAACAACATCATCCTGTTCCACTGTTCCATTAACAATGTCACGGATACAACGACCTAAACTAAATCCTATTTTCATGTGTCCCTACTCCAAAAAGATTCCCAAGGAAAGTCAATCCAAATATCACGTTCAAGTTTGTTGATAGCAGTGCCATAATAATCACTGTACTCTTTGCTACTTTCGTTTTCAACAAGACTTGCCCAACGAACACTATTATGCCAGAATTTGTCAATAAAGTCAACCTCTATTCCTGCCACACTGGAGGCCCAGTCTGCTTTGAGCCATTCTTGCGTTGAGCCTTGATCATTAATGTCATCTACTAACAGTATTTTCTTGCCTGCAATAACGTCATCTGGTGCCCATAGCAGAGATTCGGAATCCGGTGTATCACGCAAGGACACCTTAACAGTTGTATGTGGTACAGCAAGGTAATGACTAAGCATAATACTGGCAGCAAGACCGCCGCGGTCTACTCCGATGATCAAGTCTGGGCGCCAACCATCTAGTTGCATATTACGAGCAATGGTCTGCACATGCCATTCAATATCATGCCAAGAAAGTGATAGTTTATTCATCAGTATCGGGTCCGCTTAACAGTCGTTCCATTGCTTTGTACTCATCGTACAGTTCTTTAAGCATAGGATACTTTTCATGCATTTCAAAGTTGGGTGCCAAGATAAGCAAACGCTTTTTAAGTGTTTCCATCATGTCAGCTAGCTCGTCAATGTCTATTGTGCTCTTAGCAGTGGTGATAGTTGTTTTACCATACTGAGTAGTACCTGCATTAAGTGTGTCGCCACTGCTGAACGATATGCTACTACCATTGGCCCAACTGCTTGGTCCGATAGTTATGTTACCAAGATCGATAGCACTGGTATCGTTCATAATGTACGTATCGCTAGCACCAATGGCACCAATCTCTTGTGCAATAACACCAACAGACATGTTAGACTCGTCCCACTTAAACTCAACAGGATCTATACTTGATAGCACATCTTTTAATTTGTCTTTATCGCTATTATCCATTATTTGATTCCTTTATATATAGGAAAGCTGTACTTGGGATTAGAAAAAACTGCTTTTTTAAATTTAATTTCCATCCTTGTTTTGCCTCGATATAATTTTATCTGAACAAGTTTGGGATCAGCTAACGAGGTTACTGTAACTGACGCTTCCTTCTTGCTAAGAGTACATTTGTCAATGTCAAAGACTGGGTTTACATCTAGCTTTCGAAAACCAATCAATGAGCACTGTAAAGTTTTTTTGTCTCTAATAATAGCCAACAAGTAATACTGTTCAACTGAATTAACTTTTTCCAACCAGCCGCCAACCAAGAGATTCCAAAGGTATTCTATATCAAATGTTGCGTAGTATTCGGCACTGTCTTTCTTGAGTAACTTTTGATGTAAACTAGCTTCTGTGGTAGTAGTATTACCACGCTGTAGACTCTTTACATCAGCAATACTTTCACCTATACGTACATCAGCAATGCCTTTGCCAGCACCGCACCATTCTGAATCTGGAATACTATCTGTTACTATATATTCCCATAGCTCTTTACCCATGCTAAGAGGCCGACCTTGATCAATATACTTTCGCAATGGTTCAAGAACTTTTTCAAATTCAGTGTGAAATGTGTCAGCAAATGTTGGCCCAACAAGTTGCTGAATTTCCTCAACAGTCATTGGGACTAGGCAGTAGGTCATCGTGGAGCAAAGTCTTGTTGGAGTTTGATGTTGTCAAAAAACTCTTTCTTTGTGCTTTGATCACTTTGGAAAGCACCTTTGAGCACTGTAGTCTGTGTCAAGCTAGAGTGTGCCATAATGCCCCGGTTCTCACAGCATCCATGTACAGCCTGTACATAAACGCCTACGTCTTTTGCATCTGTGGCTTTTTGGATTTCCCTAGCAATGTCATTAGCAAGTTCCTCCTGGAGAGTACCTCGTCTTGCACACCACTGGGCGATACGTGTGTACTTTGAGAGTCCAATAAGTTTCTCAGCGGCAATAATGCCAATATAAGCAACGCCACTAACGGGTTGGTGATGATGGCTACACATACTGCGAAGCTCACTGCGAACAACCAACATACCTTCGTAACGGTCCGCCGAGTCGTTTGGAAATGCTGTTGCGTCTGGTGCTGGGTCATATCGTCCTGCCATGATTTCATTGTAGTACATCTTGGCAAGTCGTCTTGCAGTACCTTTAGAGTTTGGATCTGTTTCGCGATCAATGAGCAAAGTGTCGAGCACTTGTTCGAACGCGACTGTAGCTTCATTGATTAGTTGATCCTTTTCAACATCGCTAATGTATTCGCTAATGTTGTCACCTGCCCAGAAACGTTTGTTATCCTGTTTAAGGCGACTGCGGATAACCTGGCTAAGTGGCTTGCCGTCTTCTTCTTTATAATGTAGTTCTGTCAATTTTGTTTTCTCCGAGTTAATGACGTGGATGTCATATTGTTTATTGTAACATCTATTTAGGGATTAAGCAAGACTTCACTTGGCCAAGTTAGCAAATAAAGCATTAAATCTTCTGGCTTTTTAAAGTGAACCATAATGGTAATATCAAACATCTCATGTGAGTGTTTAGCTGATTCTACCTTTGACAATTTGCGCCAGTTAAACGGGTCACCTTTGTAGTCAGTTGCTGTCCAACGATTCTTGCAGTTATCAATTAACCACCGCCTAATGTCCTTTAATGTATACACCATGGCGGCAGTCTTTGCTGAATAGAACTTATCCCTTGTTAGCGTTGGCATAGAACTCACTCTTACGTAAGTCGTCCCAGCCGCCAACAAGATTTCCATCAATAATAATTTGGGGAACAGTTCGGGCAGTTGGTACTGCTTCTAATAAGTTTTCACGAGTAAAGCCATTATAGCCTACTTTGTGTTCTGTAAAGGCAAACCCTTTACTACCTAACCATGCTTTTGCTTGGTCGCAATAAGGACAGTGATCCTTGCTATAAACTACGATTTCCATTTTTATTCCTTATTGTGGTAGGGACCATTGTCCCATTGCTTGTTCATCGGGTATAAAAGGTACCCAGTCCTCTGGTACATCAATAATCATATTCCTGCTCCGTTATCAAATAATTGTTCTTCGTATTTCTTTAATGCTTCTTGATACTGTTCTTCAGTCAAGCCGTGCCAGCCAATACACTTGCCGTTGGGACTGCGGCCGCAACCGCACTTACCAAACTCTTCTGGATTTTCTTTTACTCTTACTTGCATATTATGCCTTTGATGTGTCGTATGTTTGTGCAAAGATATCTTTCTTTACAGCACCATAGTCGCCTGCGCCATGACGTACAATATAGTCATTACCAGCAGTGTAGTTTAAGTCGCCCCACGATGTATGTATAACACCGTCATGGTCAGCAAGTTTAGCAATCTTCATAATCTTCTTAGGAGTAGCAATGCCATTACCCAAGTCATCTTTGAGACTGCGAAACTTTTCTGGTGTAATAGGATACTGCTCGCCTTTGGGACCAGTCATAATATAATGACCAGCTTCGTACTGTACAGGACCTTCTAAAGTCTGTACAGTTCCTGCTTGTTGAGCAACTTTATATTTTTCTTGTGCTGGCTTCTTAAATGTTTCAAAGCTACCAGACTTGAACCAAGCATCGTTGATGCTGTTTTCTAGTTCATTTATTTTCATTGTTATCCTTGTTTGCTTCTGCTTCGTATACTCGTCGACGCAAGTTGCTAGAGCTAAAACTATGATCCCTACCGTTAAAGTATAAATCAATGCCTCGCTTGTGACAAATTTCTCGACCAGTAAACTCTTTGCCTTCGTACTCTACTCCAAGTATACGTACATCAATTGGCAAAGTCAATAGCAAGTCTTCGAGATCCTTTTCAGTATTGTAAACCCAAACTTCGTCAACGTATCGACTACCTTTGAGTTGCATTTGGCGTTCAACAATACTTTGCACAGGTCTATTTTTAGTAGGACGATCTAATGTTGGATCGTTTTGCAATCCGCAAATTAGATAGTCGCACTGTGTCTTAGCTTCTTGTAGCATAGACACGTGGCCCGCATGTAGCAAGTCAAATGTAGAACAAGTAAATCCAATCTTCATGCTCTGCCCCTATACTCGGCCGAGTTATACCAAGACCATGCAGTCTTTACAATGTTGTCAATTGAACTGTTCGCAGGAGTCCATCCCATGGTCTTCTTTGCTTTGTCAGCATAGGCAACTAATGTGGCTGGATCACCAGCTCGCGCAGGACCTTTATGTACCAATACAGTACGGCCAGTGATACGTTCAACTGAATTGATAACTTCTGTAATGCTTACACCTTTACCAGAGCCAAGATTCAATTCAATTGAAGTACCTTTATCAACACCTTCGCCCCACTTGGTAGCTAGATAATGTGCTTCGGCAATATCCTCAACGTGCAAGTAGTCGCGAACACAAGTACCATCAGCTGTAGGATAATCGGTGCCGTTTAAAGTGAACACACCTTTATTGACAATAGTCTCCATGATGCGAGCAATCACATGTGTTGCGGCTTTTAACTGTCCATGACGAACCTTTGAGTCGGCACCACATGCATTAAAATAACGAAGGGCTACTGTTTTAAAACCATAACCTTTTGCACAATCACGCAGAACTTGTTCGGCCATCAACTTGCTTTGCCCATAAGGACTAATTGGAAGTGTTGGACTATATTCAGTAAGTGTATTAACAGTAGGCTCGCCATACACTGCGGCACTTGACGAAAACACCACAGTCTTGTGCCAGCCACGTTCAGCCAAAGATGCTAATAGCTTGGCAGTGTTGCCTACATTGTTAGCATAGTAAGGACCCGGGTCTGTCATACTAGGTCCCACTAGACTTGTACCTGCGATATGAATAAGTGCGACTGGGTTCTTGTCAATAAAAGAATTGATGAACATTGCGTTATTAAAGTCTCCTTTAATAACTTGATCTAGTTGCTCGGTAATCCAAGGAGCAGTAGCATTACGATCTACGCCCAGGACTTTGTACCCAAGGTCTTTAAATCGTAATGCAGTCTGCCCGCCAATGTAACCATTGCAACCTGTAATGGCGACCCATTTATCTGTCATAGTTTATACTTTGCTCCTGCAACATGATCGCGGTATCGATTCCCTGCACGATTCCACTGAGCGGCCTTACAACTCATACCACCTTCTGCAACTGTGCCAGCAGTTTCCATAATGTCGCAAATGCGATCAATGGTACCATTGTTCCAATCACTAATCTTGCCCATAGCAGGATGTGGAGCTTTTAACAATGTTGTCAATTTGTCAAACGCATCTTGTTGGCTCCACGGCACATACATTCTTGTGTGATCGTTTGCAAACGTTTCTGGAAAGCTACGATACGCAGGATACAGCACATTACAGCCTAATGTGTCTGCTTCACTTACAGTGTTGCTTACCCAGTCTTGCAACGCACAATTGAACAGCACCTTACTGTCATTGACAATATTATAGTACTGATTCTTTTGTAAATCCTTGTAGATCTTTAGCATGCCACGTTCTTCTAACTGCGCCGCACGTTCAAGATATTTAGGATTGTTACTGCGCAACGGACCACCACTCAGTACCGCAAACTCAACCCAAGGCATGTTATTACGATGCCATGCTTCGATCAAGTCCATAAAGAAGTCAGGTTGCTTCTCTTGGTCAAACCTTGCGGCAAATACAACTCTGTCGGCACGTTCAGCCCACGGCTTAACTTGATTGTTTACACGAGCAAGTACTTCATCTTTACCAAATGCTAAACCACTGATGTTATAGATAGGTGCTTCGTATCCTGCGATACGCATGTGAGCAACCATTTCTTCATTGGTAGCCAATACAGTAGCAAACTCATTGACCATCTTTTCATACAGGCTCATCCACTTACCCATGCCCCATACATGAACAAAGTCATCGGGATCAATAGCTTGTGCAAGGCAACGTACAAAAACACGGGGACGTTGGTGGTGTGGAATCTGATCCATAATGTATGGAAGGGATTCGATACCAGGTTGGAACATGTCTTCAAAGTAGATAACGTCTTGGCCAGTAACTTCACCACTACGCATCATTTGAACCAAGTTCATCATTTGACTCATACCAAAGAAGCTTCGGCCATGTGCGTCTAACACTTGTCCCACACTAATTGCTTTGGTATTGTCAATAGTCTGTCCTGGCACTACAACATAGTCAATGCCACGGCGGCGAAATACACTCTCGTTCCATTGCTGGAGTTGGAGAGTGTATCGCCCTTCATAGGGCTCAAGGCCCATATAGAAGAGCTTACGCATTACGCTTCCTCTGTGAAGCGGTCTAAGCGTTTTGGCATGCAACACATGCCATCGGCACTATGCACAGTTTCCTGGCACCATGCGCTCTTGTACAATCCAACGTGGATCTTAAGAGCCTTGCTTGCGCGATCGCGCCCGCTTTGGATATTAACCGTATATGTAAAGCTACGGTCACCGCTTGCTTCGTGTGTACGAAGTTCTGGTGTATCAATAGAGTATGAGAAGATCATACCGCTCTTGCACAAATCAGTCAGGTACTGATTGTAGAAATCTAGTGGCAAGTGCCCTAGGTCTGCGTTCAACACGCCATCATACAACTCGCTAATTTTCAGCAAGTCAAACTTGATGTGGTTGATGTTTAAGCCAGCACGACGAGGTTGGTACTGGCTGTTGTTATTGTAACCACGCTGTTCACGTGGGCCACGGTTATCGCGATTGCCGCGATCGTTAAACTTAACGTGATTGTTAAGCGTATTGCTTGAGGCATCCATTTTCGCCATCCTCCGAAACTTCAATCCAAACTTTCCGATCTGTATACTTTGCGGAGATTTCCTTGTACAGGTCATCTGCCATCATTTCACAGGACTTATAATCCAATTCTAACGTGCCCTTGTTATAAAGGTTTTCGAGCCAACGCTTGAACTGAATAAACTCAACATCTCGATCATCATGAAACACTTCGAGATACACTTTAAAGTGGAACATGTGTCGATGTGGGTATTGTAAAAAACTCACATCATACTCATCACCACTTGCCAGCTTAGGATCATGCCCTGCGGCAGGATACCTATGCACTCCTTCCTTGCGGAAGGTAACCCAAATCATGTCTTGTGACATGCTACTCCTTAGTCAATGTAGTTGTTGGCTTTTAAGTAGACCCACATCTTCCAGTCAATAGCTTGGAGATGCTTCAATACTGTGTCTAACTTTTCATTTAGTTCTTCTACAGTTGGAGCCGTTGCACCTTCTGCTACTGCACGTCCTGGGACTGGCTTCTTTGTTGGCTTATTAAAGCTACCAACTTTAACTTCATCATCGCTCATTTTTGTTTCCTTAGTTTACAGGGTTATCGCCTACATAGGCATGCCAAGGTGTAAATGTCTCTCTGTCCATAAGGTCATGTAAAGAATGACACCATACACCGGGGTTCGTTGCATTAAAATCCTTATCGTCGATTTTAATTGTTGTATTGTAGTTAAGCAATTTCGTATAGGGTAGTTTGACCGAAATCATTGGGATTACACGATTATCTTCGCTTGCAAGACTTTCTAAAAAGCCTTCAACTTGGGCCGAAGTAAAGTCCACTGTAACATAGTCAACTGCACCAGATTCCAGCACACCTTCAATCATCCTATCCCATTCCCGCCACGAATCGTGATCATCATTTGCTAAATTGTGTAAGCTCATATTAGCACCAATATAAACGTGCTGTGCATTAGAGTGTAACACATTAGTAATGATTGTGTCAACTGGTTGAAGTCCAACTACAAACAAGGTCCGCATACCTTTGGCAGGAGAGTTTTCAACTTCTACTCCTGTAAAGAAATCCGGCGCAACACGTTCAATTGTCATTGTCAAGGTCTCCTTCAAGGTCCATTAACTTTTCATTGTCCAAACTTGCCATATCGTCATCATCAGGTACTTCTTCTGCGGTATCAAAGATGTCATTGCTCTTGGCCTTACGTGCGGCTTCGACACCACCAAAACTAATCGAATTCAAGAACGTTGTATTGTCCGAAATCATTTGACGCTTGTCTGCCATTGGTGTAGCTGGATCAAACAACACTTCAACAAAGTTGTTAAAGTACAGGATGTCGTTTGGAATAAACTCACTTAGGTTAGGAGCCTTCTTACCGTATCCTGTTGCATCACGATAGTCTACGTTTGGATTACGTGCATACTCAATATCAGCAAGACGTAGGGTTTCTTGCACGGCTTGAATATGGTTGTAAACATTATGGGCCATGATAAACAAGTAAGACAAAGTGTCCCACGATGTTTTACCAACCTTACCATTCTTATTTGGATCGTTAGGACCAAGATAACAAATATCACCGGCTACCAATCGTTCCATAATAGGACCTTGGTGCGGCATTTCCAACTTAGAGTTCTTCAACGCCTTGTTATCAACACTCTTACTCATAGAGTACGTTAGCTTGTTAGGAGTAAAGTAGTTGTAATTGTAAGACAATGCATAACCACCTGCCGCAACAAACGGACTTGCCGCGTCAAAGCTAATGTTGATATTAGGATTGTAATGCTTTTGCAGTTGGCGCTTGATTGAAGTCAGGTAGCAAGCCCACTTTAGTCGTCCAATCCCCAAGAAGTGAATCCAATCCTTATCAGCAATTAGATCATCTTCAATTAAGTCTAGCAAGCGATTCAGCACACTAGGCATGTGCTTCATGTTGATACCAGCAAACGCCCAACCTTCTAGAGTACGATCTTCAGCATAACCCATTTCCTTAACAGACTCGGGCTTACTAAAGTGTTTGATAGTATCGTACCACAGCTTGGAGTTATCAGGTGTACTACCAGAGATAACGTTTAAGAACTTTGTAGCACCCGGCACACGATGCTTCATAAAGTAATGAAGGTTGTGTACTGAAATGTCTAGCGTATCTTCAAACTTGGTCAAACCAGTTTTGGCACTTAGCGGCGGCACTGCGGCAAATGCAGGAACGTCAAGTGTCATAGACCAATCTGAAGTATGCTCAAGATAGCGTAAGATTTCCTCACGGAACTTATCACCTTCGGCACCCTTAATGTTCTTCCAATCCATCTTAATAACGCCAGTTGCCAATTGGAAACCAGAACTGTCACCTACAATAATAGTCTTATTGCGATCACGTTTGTGAATCATTGGCTCTTTATCGTCACAACGAGTTAAGTTACGATCAGCATGTCCTGCTGAGTACAATGCTACGCCATAATGATAGTAAGAGTTTTCGGGGTCAAGAAAGTTTACGCCTTCGATGCCCTTTTCAAACTTAGCTGGCGCACGACCTGGCGGCACAAAACCAGGGTCGCTAGCAATCTTACCAAGCGTCTTAGTGTAGAATCCACTAATAGCCGGCAAGTAGAAGGCATAATTGCCTTCCATTGCTCGTTTAGTTAAGTCGATGCTCATTGCTGTGCAATTACCAGGTATTCGTATGCAATAACGCCAGAGTCGAATTCGATCTTGGCAACCTTTTCTGAGATACTAATGACAGGAGTACCTTGACTTGCTGTCTTGAGTGCAAGCAACAGACTTTGAATAGGAAGTGTCACTGGACGCTTTAGTGTCTGTGTAGTATCTGCAAACACAAACTTACCGCTGTGGCCACCGCCAGCTGAACCACCAAATGTAAAGATCAACTTACCATTGTCGGTACTTGCTACCAAGTTAGGATCAATGCTAGCATACAAGCCTGCACGTTGGCTAAGTTCACTAATCTTGTTTGCGGCTGGCTTAACAACCACATCCCATGTAGTGCCCTTGAATGAACGGCTCTTGGTCTTCATCAAGTTAGTAGGAGTCAAACGATACTCGTCTTTGTTTCCATCAACGCCGCTGAACGCCAAGCGATCAATTTCACTCTTGTTGTTTGTGCCAGTTGCTACTTTGCTATCTTCAGAACGATACAAGCCGCTTAGACCTACTAGGAAGCCCAAGTTAAGCATACCAAACGCATCTGGCAGTTCATCTACTTTGGCCTTGCTGTTAGCAAGAACAGTAATAGTAGAGTCCTCGGGATACGCTGTAAACTTAGTAGTATCAGCGTCTTGTTCAACTAGGATCTCGTCAAAGGTTCCTAGACTTGCGATGTTTTTTGCTACATCAAGCACAATATCTTTTAGCATTGTTGTGGTTCTCCAGTTATGTTACAATTATAGTTTAAAAAGTTTTTAAAGTCAAGGGATTTAGGAAAACAAGTCATCTAGAAATCCTCTATCCTTACTTAGATTTAGGTCCCATTTAAGTACACCCAAAAGGTTATCGATCTTGGAGTCGATGATCTTTTCTTCCATCGCACCATGATCAAATGGTAGCTCCTTGAACCAGTCTGGCAGGTTCATCTCATCAATTGGATAAGCAATTGAATTGATTTGGAGCGGATTATTCTTTAGCTTACACACAATAGCTTTCTGTCCATCGGTGATGTCCATACTACGTCTATCGCCATACGCTTCTTTAATACGGTTCCAGTTAATAGCCGCCATTGCATGTCCAACTCCACACTTGCCTGTTTTCTTGTAAGTATCTGTATGCTTAGTTAGATTATTAACACGCTTGGGTGTGCCCTTTTCCCAGCCTGGCCGGCTCTTAAACTCCTCACGGAATTGTTTAACACGAGCCATGACTGTTTCCATGCTTGCACCTTCTAGCGTCATAGTAAGTGCTTCTTCCAAGAAACGTTGCATGAACTCTGGAGTATCGGCTCGCTTCATATCCAGACCCATGGCCTTCAATTCACCTTTGGATCCATCTTTATCTTTGCGCTTGCCTTCCTTATCTGTAATAAGAACAGCATAACGCTTCTTGGTCATGTAAATGCCTTTAGAGGCAACTACTTCTCGACCTGCTTTGATAATCTCGCCTTGACTCGCTGGAGCATTGAATGCACGATTCATAAACGCCGGGAATGTACCGTTTACTTGGTCACTAATAGCATCATATAGCTCAATGATCTTGTCTACAGTCCAATCAATATCACCACGTTCAATTTGTTCTTTGAATACTGGTACAGCCGAGAAGTAAACAGAGTCAGTATCACCATAGATAATGGCTTTGCCCATATGGTCATACTCGCCTGTCAAGCAGTCATTAACTTGACTTGCCATGTGACGTGCAACAAGACGTCCGCACAGTGTAGTACTTTGTCCTAGTCGTTGATCAAAGAATCGACTACCTGCGTTCAACAACGCACCATAAGCCGAGTTCAAGTTAATCTTCTTAACCAGCTGTCGCTTGTCCCAGAAGTCATACATGTCCGTACCGTATGCTTCTTTGGCCTTCTTTTGTAGCTCTTTACGTTCAGCATACCAGCGTTCGAGCAGGCCTGGAATAACACCCTTGGTATCGTACTTGAAGATAGTACCATTGCCCGAGATCATCAATGGCTGACCACCGTGGAACACATAGTCATATACTTGTGCTGAACTCATTTGTGTGCTTGTACCGTCTGTCCAGTCAATGATCTCAGTTTGCCCGATGTCGCGATTCATTACAGATTCGTATTCAAAGCAAGCAAACTTGCCTTCCCAGAATTCTGCGATGCCCTTGCCTTCTGCAATAAACTCGTCAATACCAGCTAGTGTGCGAGTCTGGCGTACTTGTCCAATGATGGTTTCGGGACTCATATTCAACGCACGGATCAGGGAAGGATACAGACTGTTAATGTCCATGGAACCAATCCAGTCGTGCATGCCAGCTTTAGGAACAGCAACATACGCTCCGGCGGCTGCATTATCGTCGGAGTTGCCACGCCGAGGACGATCTGGTACCACCATGTTAAGGCGGTGGGCTTCGTTGATAACGGCTTGATCAGTCACGGCAACTGCACCTAACGTGCCACGAAGCGTGACAGTGTTTGCATGACTAATCAGATTGGTAAGTTCAATAAACTTTAACTTGTCGTCTAGTTTCTTAAGCAATACAACGTCTTGTCTGTTGTAAGCAATAAACTTTTCAAAGTCGTTATTGTATAGTTGATCCAACGTACCTTCGTAGTGGATCTTGTTCTCTCCAAGTTCAATTTCACCTACGTAGTCCAGTCGATAGCTTGGCAGTTCGTGATAGTTGTACTTGCGATACAATTCAAGATAGTCAAGGTGAACACGCCCGATAGGGTCATATGTTTCTAATGTCTTGCCATACTTTTCATACTCGCGGCGTTTGGGATATTGATCCCACAAGCAAATGCGTCGAGTTTGGTCTTTGCCTAACACACGAGTAATGCGGTTAGTAGTGTACGGAATATCGAAGCCTTCTGAGTTCCAACCACTTAGTACGTCAGCGTCTTCAATTAGCTCGAGCCACATGTCGAGCATTTCCTTTTCGCTGTTGCATAAGATGGTGTTGTCAAACTTGGCACAAATTTCTTTAGCAACTTCAATACTCATGCTGTCGGGCTTTAGACATAGAGTAATATTAACATCCATCCATGTCAAGTATGTAGTGATGGCTGTAATGTAGTTGAATGGATCTTCAGGTGGAGCAAAGCCCTTTACCTTGTCGTAAGATACCTCAATGTCGAAAAAGGCAACGTGAAGGTTAGGCGCATCCTGGCCGCCATACACTTCTTCTAAGCAACGGTTAAGCGGCTTGTAATCGCTTTCGCATAGTTTTCTGTTGCTATAGATTCTGCGTTCTTTATCAAATGCCGCGGCATTGCCAAGGATAACTCTGCTAACACGATCGCCGGCAATGTTAGTAAACTTGCCCTTGCTGTCTGGGTAGTAAAATATGTACTTGGCAGGATACTGTTTGAGTACCCTCTTACCATCTACACGTTCTACAACGTGGATGATTTCTTTCTTTTTGTCATGTAGTGCGTCAATAAACATGTATTATGTATTTCTCTTTAATAGAAGTGTCTTGCCAAGGCTTGGGACAACTTGTCCGGTTCTACTTCAATTTCAAGTTCTTTTAGGGTATTGGCCAACACATGCTCAAGGTCTTCAAAACGGTAGATGGAATTGTGTAGCCCTAAAAAGCCAGCATGTTGTGCAACTGCATACGCTTCCGGACCCCAACCAAATGTATCGTATAAGATGCCCCTGTAGCTACGATTCTCGTCGAGTTCGCCTTTGCATAACTTTTCAACTACTGCACAAAAGGCCCATAGTTGTTCTTCTGGTTCAAGGCTTGAGTAATATGAGTTTGCCATTTGTTGCCAGTCGTCGGCTAACTTGGCAAATTGTCTGCCCGACTCATGTAATGCATCCATTACTTCTTGTTTTTTGATTTCTTCAGTCATATATCAGTATAGCACTATTGTTTGAGATTGTCAAGCATTTCGTCTTGAGCCTGTTGGTGCCATTCTTTGAGCCACGGTGAGTGATCACATTCTCGTACATGAGCCATCACACGCTTACGTCCGGCGCCTTCCATTGCTTCGCCAATGGCAAATCTCATTACAGTACGCCCATGATGTTTAATCTCAACGCACATAGGATCGTCTTTGGCATTGTCCCAGGTAAATTCGTCGTACATATCAACTCCAAGTTAGTTTAAAAAGGGCCGCTTCGTTTTTGTTTTCAAAGACCCATGTATTAGCACGATGCTTCCAATGATGCTTGCATTCATTGTGTAGCCAATTGTTCATATCAAGTGTAATGCCAGAAGCAAAGAACTTTGGAAGTTCGACCTTTGTCCAACCAACTGCAACCATCATGTCAGCGATAAGTTCCCAGTCAATTTCTTCTTGTAAGATCTTTGCAGCCTCTTCGGCATACTTTTCTTCCAATCTCTTTATTTTTGCATCGTGATGCTTTAACCTTGCCTCATGGGCATCTTGCATTACTTGCATTGCAGTTTTGTTCATAGGTATTGTCCGCCCCAGGTTAGCAAAAACATATTTGCGGCTTCCCGCCATTCAAATTGCACAACGTCATAATCTCGTTGGGGACGATTTGCTTGCCATTGAACATGCCAACGGCGAAAGTATTTGCCCTCATCGTCAAACTCGGCACACCAGTCATACATGTCTGCTGTACACTTTGGTACCTTAATCCTATGACTAAAGTAAGGGTCGTTGTTGCCACCGTCGCTCCAAAAATATTCCATTACTCATCACCTAATACGTCAAACATATCTGCGTATTCATAATGCCGCCAATCATCGTAATCAACATAAGTGTTGATGCAACGTCGATATATTTTTCTACCCCATGCTCGTTCACCGTTAGTGGTTTTAACAGGGTACCATGCAAACCAAAGCCGCCAAGGACTTATTTCTATCTTCCTGGCGATAAATGTATCATGTGGTCCTATATTCATCTTTATGACCACCTTAATGCAAACAATGCGCGATCATTAATGTTGTCGATACGCCATAGCAGAGACTTAAAAATCATTTGACTCCATGCTTCGGTGTTTACGGTCCTGGCCTTAATGTTGTTCTCATGGCACCATGTGACAATATCGTCGTACAGCTCTTGATCGGTCATAACATAGCGGCTATCGCCTACTAGCTTCTGTCCTTTGGCGTTTTCTGCAAATATTTTAACTTCAGCCATGTGTGACAGGGTATTCTGGTCGCTTTGTGCAATACTCACAGTTGGCATCATCGCAGGTATCTTCTAACCATGCATTGCAAGTTTCGCAGTAGTATGCATCGTACTCTTCCGAGTACTCTTTTTTACAGTTTTCGTTGCAGTTCATTGCTCGCCAGGTCATTATTCACCCCATGATAGTTTAAGATATGCGTACAGTTCTTCGTGCATGTCAAACACGTTTTTATGCACCATCCACTTACCGTCGATATGCTCGTACCACTCTTTGTTTTCAATCCCGTGTTCGCGTACCCATACGGATACATCCTTGCGGCAACTAACAGTGTACCATGTTGCTCCATCAACAGTGGCTTGGTCAATGACTTCTGCTACAGGTTTTGCTGAATCAGCCATGGCGTAATACTTGCTCTTGCCTACACCAAAGCCGCCTGCATAAACAATAACTTCGCCGGGACGGAAGCCACCAGTTTTAAAAAAATCAACTGCGGGCATCATACTGTCACCAAGGCCACAAGAGCAACGTAGGTTAAGGCGTGCAGGAATTGATCCAAGCCCAACAACCACCAAAATTCTTCGTGTGTGTTTGCACCCCAACCGTACTTTTTGTTGATGTTCATCTTGGCCCAATCAATGTGATAATGTATAACCATGTCAATCACGCCTAATGCCAAACATGCCATAGGTGCCCACCACCAAAAGCAAAGTGCAGTAAAAATACCATGCAGGCCCGAATGTAGGATGCCTCCTGGGTGCCCATAAGTGCCTTTGTTTAGATACTGGTATGGTTTTTGTAGTGGAAAATCTACTACAAAATGCTTGGTAAAAAGCAAGGTAATCAGGATCAGTGTTTCATTCATAGTCAGCTCCACATTAGTTTTGCAATTATAGCACAGTCTTGGTGCTTTTGCCTAATCTTTATTGTAAGACGGTTGTCCGTTGCGTCTCGGTCCGCCATGCCCCAGTCCCAGTCCCATTTTTGTCTACCCACATTGGCTTCCATCCAGGGCCTGTAATGGTCGTTTGGATCTGCTGATTCGGCAGACACTTTTGATCCGTCAGAGTCTTCATATAGAGTCACCCAACCCTTGGGCCACCGCACATTGATGATCACCCCGGGCATGAATCTCCACCAAAGTTTTTCTCTAAAGTTTAGTCCACAAGGAAAATGAATACCATTGGGTAGTGTGAACAGCTTTCTTATTTCTAACTTGCTCATTCGCCCCACCGTAGCTTGAACATAATGTAATCTTCTGGATCACGTAAGAATATCTTGCCTTCGTACCTGTCCCACCAACGCGACCATGCATCAGGTCGAGCAGGATGTGGTCCAAACTGTTCCTTACACCATGCCAGGACTTCTCCGTAATGGACCCAATCATACTCTGCCACATACCATTTGGCACGGCTGAATTTATGTTTGTTCACAGGTAGCCTGCCAAGAGCCGCAAGAGTTTTTGGAAAGCGAGGTGCGTAGAATACGCCTGCATCCACTGTACAGTGTCCGTGCATGTCGGGCGCGGCCAGTACAGGCTGGTGCTTTGCTAATCCAGCTTTCATCTCTTCAATCATTCTAATAACATCGTCTGTCTTCATGCCCATGTCAGCGCAAACAACGCTGCCTCCTCATTGCATTCAAATTGTATAAACTTTTCAGTGAGATATCCTGGACTGCGGTAGTAGGGGCTACGACAGTTTGTCTTGAGCCATTCATCTACTAAGCAATCTTTATAACTTCGTTGATACTGTGCTTGCATATTATCTACAGTTTTAGCATACGTGACTTTGTGCAACACTGGAAACTTTACTCCCGGCCATGCATCGTTTGTAGTATAAGTTACTGTCATGACCAGGTCAATATAAAAAATGCCATGTCATCTTTGGTTTCAAACCAAAAGGTCGAACCTGTCCAGGCATACCTTTGCTGGCCAATGTGTTCTTCGCACCACTTGTGCATTTGATTCCATTTGTGCATTATGCTGTCTCTACTAACGTTGGCAGAATAATAGCCGCCACATCGAAAACGACTATTCCAGTCAACATCACCTTTGTGCTGGTGATCGTACACTTTCCACGCATCAATGAATTCGTGAATATTATCTTTCATGACCAAGTCAATATAAAAAGTGCGGCATCTTCTTTATGTTCAAACCACCAGCTGAAGTTTCCGTAGTATCTGTAAAACCTTCCAGTACTTTCTTGACGCTGGCACCATAAAAATCTTTCTTTGTTGTAGTCATTAGAAGATACTGTGACGCGAGTCCATAGACTTCTTTCAATCTTTTTCTTGTTATAATATTTCATGACCAGGTCAACATAAACAAGGCTGCATCTTCTTTGCGTTTGAATGCAAAGTGCGTTTGATAGTTTCGCCAGTAGCAGCCATGCGAGATATTATCCCAGCACCAGCGTTCTAGGTCACGGACCGGAATCAACCTTGACGGAGTGTGCTGATAAGGCCAGTACGTTTTATTATACCCTGGAAAGAACCAGTCGTCATAATGCATAGTAAAACCTGTGCCCAAGGCACCACGTATTTTGCTTGGCATCATTATGATCTCTTTGCAAAGATTGGTATTCATAATACGTTGTTTCATTTCATCTGTTATCATGACCACCTCAATATAAACATTACAAACTTTTCTTTGTCAACTACCTGGTAATCTGTAATCATTGTAGAATCTGCCGACAAGGTCAACTGTAGCCCGCTGTCTTGTTCAAAGTAGTGAAGCTTCCCATCAGTTGATTGATCACCTGTAATGAATCTGGCTTCAGGCGGACAAGATGTTATAGTAGGTGCCACTTCGATGCCCCAACGCCATGCCATTGATCTTAAATTTTCCACGTTCATTATGACCACCTCAATATAAACATTACAGCATCTTCTTCATCACGAAACCAAAACTTTGCGTTATTCACGTACCAACGATGGCAAACACCTGGTTCGCCCCATACATCACCGGCGACCCCATACTGCTCTACTGACCACTCTACCATTTCAAGCCAGGTTTGATTTTCCCAGTTAGGGGTATACCCTTCTGGTTTCAGTGTGTGATAGCGAGCACCGTGGTGCCTACCTGGCTCTTGTACGATATGTCGCTGTGTCATCACTTGCCGTGTGTCAATACGTCCCACATTTCAAGTTCACGTTCGGCTTTGCGGCGGGCTTGATGTTCTCGATCACGTGCTGCCTCTGCTTCTTTAACAAGGTACTTGGCAGTTTCGAGCTCTTGATTGACCTCTTGGATAAAGTCCATAATGGTACGTGCCCGTAGCTCTTTAACTTCGTCTCGTAGTTGTTGTAATTCTTCGTCGCGGATATCAATTTCTTCACGTAAGTGAGAGATATAACGACCCACATGCATTTCAGAGCCCCATTCAGATGTAAACGTGCAATAGGTTTCGTTGATGCCAACATCTACCAAGTCATCCCAAATGGCACCACGAATACGTTCCATTGCAGTTGCAAGTCGAATCTTCTCAGGATCATTGCTGAACTTGATGGTGTAGTTGATCAGTTCTTCATCTGTAAAATAAGTGGTGTTCATCATTGACCCCATTGCAGTTTAAAAATAAAATAGTCTTCGTCGTTTTGAAAAGCAAAGAACCAATGGTCTCCACCACCCAGTTCGTTTATTTCCCATTGATTACCGGTGCTTGGCCACTTCATGACACGAAGCATATCATAGCGCCATTTGCCTAACAAGTTTTCTTCGCACCATTCGTAAATTTCATCAAAGCCGTCTCTGTAGCCACCAGGGCCATAATCGTAAATGGTTTTGTAAACAAAGTTTTCTCGGTTCTCAAAACAATGTACATGCTGATAGCCCTGGTAATAGTTTCTTATTTGTGTAGCACAGGGCACACGGTCTGGATCATAGCGATAATCATATTGCTCACGAGTCTCACATCCATGCTTCTTTAAGAAACGATTTTCTTGCCAAGTACGATACTTAGATGTTATAGCATTTATTAGGGTCATATGTAATCAAATCAAAAGCAGTTGCATACTGTACATGTGGTTCCATATGAAACATAGATCCCCAAGCTATCCAGACCTTACGTTTAAAAACTCGTTCACCCCACACACGTTCTCCGTAGATGGTTTTAACTGGCCACCAGGCATAAACTTCACGCCATGAATAGCAATCGCATCCATCTGTAATAATAGTGTATTCCACAGGACTCCAATTATCTGGTAAAAACTTTGCGGCGCCGTTATAACTCATGACCACGCTAACCTAAACAACATAGCATCTTCTTCGTTGCCAAAGAAGTAGTCAATTCGAGTATTGTCGTAGCTGTTATATCCGTCCATGTGTACATCATTGCTGATATAACTGGGGCAATTTTCTTTAGCCCAGTCAAGTGGTTCTCGATACGGCCTAAATGGCAATGTCACGTAAGTTGTCATGAGCAGGCCAGCTTAAACATTACAGCATCATCTTTGTTGGCAAAACAAAATGTAGAATTATGTTCGTTAAAACGCCACACATCATTGGAAAAGTTTTCCCTTAGCCAAATGATACGATCATCAGTTGTGTGCATGTCCTTGACGGGCAAATCAAACTGGATGGGCCAATGGCGTTTGTTTAGAACTCTCATACTACTTTCCGTATCTTAACGTAAACACCATTATAAACTCTTCTGCTTCTTCTTGCGACCTAAATTTCCACATGTCGTATCCAATTCTGGTCCCGCACGAGTTTTCAGTGGACCATTCCAGGATACGGTCCACTGCTTCGTAATCGACTATACTACCAAATTCATTTGAGTCAGCATAAGGATCAACCAGGCGGACTGTATGGCCCCATCCCTTTTTTAATGTGTACTTTGGTACTAACCAGCTCATTGGATTGAGCCTCCAAATCGTAGCTTGGCCAGTAGCGCATCTTCTTTATTCTTAAAGCTAATTTGCGTTATAGTATCCCAAGAACTACTGCTTACATCACTTACGTCTGCTGAGTGCATGATCCACAAATCGTGATCGCCGTGATACATTTTAAAGTAATCGTATTCGGCTTGAGTTGTCATTAGCACAGGAGCGATGTTTTCAGCTAGCCACTCGTAAACTTCTTCTTCGACTGCATCGCCAAGATACAAGTTATAGTTTAACCACTTAGACATTAAAGTTCAGCATAAAGTATGCCGCCTCGTCTTTGTCTTTAATATGTACAGTGATCATTGGGTCGCCGGAGTTAAATCGTGGAGTACAATCGGCTTGGGGACAATGTTCCATCATCCATTCAATGAATTCATAGTGGTTGTTGCAATAAACCCAGCAATGCCATCCTACGATTTCTTTAATAAACTCTCGGGCAACGTCACCTTTCTTACGTAAGACAGCAGGCACATTGTGCCAACCATCTTCATAGCGCCAATGATGAACTGAAACGTGCTGTTCCATTTACTGCATCCACATTTTTACCAATGCAATAGTATCAATGGTGACTAGTAGTAGGTAGTTGGCTAGCATACCAACGCTACCACGAGTACGTGCCGCCCAAGCAAAGATACCACATTGTAAAATAAACAGCGGATACAATATTAGGAACGGTGGTGTAGGAACTGTTAGCATCATAGTGAAGCTACAGCCAATGCTTAAGAACCAAGCAAGAATTTCCAGCACACAGCGCACTGGATTTTCTTGCCAGTCATTTCGAATATAATTGCCTACACTTGAAAGTAGGCTCAGCATTATACTTTGTTACCAGTTACGTCAAGGATTTCCTCAACAGCTTCCAGGTCCGATTGGTCCTTGTCAAAGTCGCCCTTGAATGCTTTGGTAATAGCTTTGTTTAGTACTGCGGCTTTGATTTCCATTTCTTCAGCAATAGCCGCTACAGTTTCCTTAAGGCCCACATTAAGGTCATCAATCTCACGTTTGACTTGGACTCCCTCTTGGATCACTCGTTTCAGTTTTGCAATTTGTTCAGGTGAAAAGCTCATGTATATCTCCGGTTAGTTAAAGGCTTACCTAGTAAGTATACACGAGCTGTAGCAGGAAGTCAAGTGTCTTTACGCTCAATATCTTCTTCTACGCAACTTGATCCGTACTGGATCTCAATGATCCTAACTGGCTCACTATAAGGATTAGTAAGTTGGTGCCATTCCCCAACTGGGACTTTGTATTCCTCATGGCGTGACAGTTCTCTACTTGGTAAGGCGTATCCTCCGGCCATCATACTATTAACATTAGCCCTACCTTCGCTTACAATCCAATATTCAGAACGGTGTTGATGACGTTGCATACTCAAACTTTTGCCTGGATTGACTGTAAGCTCTTTAACTTTCATTCCCGGTACTTCATGTAGTACACGATAGTAACCCCATGGTCGTTCTGTTTTAGGTGCTCGCCATTCTTCTAAGATCCAGGAACTGGAATTGACTTTGTTGTCGCCACCTACACCAAACTTAAACAGTACGTTCTTGACTGACATTTCGGGGATGTTTGCCGCAGTACGATCTCCACCATTTACAAAGATAATTTCAGCGTATGAGTAACTTGATTGGAAACTTTCTAATAGCTTAACTGCACTACCGTCGCTGTCATCAAACGCCACAACTTCATCAACACAGCGTAATCCTTCTAGTACAGCTTGTCGTTCAGCAAAGGGCATAAATGGACGTCCCTTTTTGCGTTCAAGCCAAGCATCTGAGTTTAGGCCAACAACTAACTTGTCGCCATACTCGCGAGCCTCTTGTAAATATTTTATGTGTCCTGAATGAACAGGATCAAAACCACCGGTTGCAATTACTATTTTCATGTAGATATTTATTGGCACATACACCTGTGAGTTTTCATAATAAGTACTGTATGCAAACATTTACCGAATTTTTCAATACCAAGTATCCTATTGCTTGTATGGCAATGAACAAAGTATCAGATTTAAATTTAGCAGTAGCAGTGCGTAAAGCAGGTTGCTTGCCAAGCCTAAGCATCTTTAATTACTTTACCGGAGTTGGCGTCATTGGGGTAGATGCACTCAAACGCGATATTGACGGATATAAAAATGCTGTAGGTGATACTTCTATTTTACTAAGCACTGACGTTGGCAACCTATTAGACCTGCCGGGCCTATTAGAATTATTGCTAACTTATCAAGTCAAAGCCGTTGAAATCATTTTAGAAGATCAGCATCCAGATTCTGTTAATAGACGCAGGGTCACTTTGCCAAAAATAATTTCTCAACTTAGGAAAAATGGAACAATGGTGTTTACCAAGACTCTACTACCTGGAGATACGTTGGTTGGGGCCGACGGTATTATCCTTAAAGGACCTGACGGTGCTGGTCGTGGTAATCTAACTGGTGAAACATTAGAACAGCTATTTGAACGTTTTACAACAAAAAACAAAACACACCGAGTTATTACATCAGGCGGAGTAGGAACAAGCGAGCAGTTAAAATACTACATGGATCGCGGTGCGTTTGGTGTGGGCATTGGTACTATGTTTGCAGTGTCTGTTGAAAGTAAAATTTCCACAGAAACAAAACTCAAGCTAGTTGCATCAAGTGGCAGTGATGTTAAACGTTTAGAAAATGGTAAAACCGATAGCGACAGCCAAAACGCTATTATTTTTAGTCATACACCAGTAGACAATCAAAATAACACACGTGGGCTAATGGTAGGAATACAAAATCCAGAAAGCGGGCACGTATTCATTGGCAAAGGCATTGAACACGCAAATGAAATTCTCACTTGCGAAGAAATTGTTCAACGTTTAGTTAAAGACCTTTAAAATTTATCCGGCTGACTTTAAGCCAGGCTCTTAAAGCTATCTAAATCTATAAATAGTTCATAATACTTTCAGCTACCTATACAAAAGTAGTAGAGAAGTTGATTTATTTGGGATTAGAAAGCCGTATGTTTACCTTACTGTCAGAGCCACGTCCATTACTGTATCAACTAAGTCTTGACATACCAGACCGTCTGGAATTTGAACAAGTAGATTGGAAGAGTATTATTGTTAGTGCAGATAGTAAGACCAAATTCTATCTGAGACAAACATGTAGTGAATTTAATCATTTGCCTGTACTATCTGAGTTTTGTAAAAATATACAAGAGCAACAAAGCACTCTATTAGAACGCTTATGGCAACATCCATTTTTTAAGTCTGAGTGGGGCGGATATACGTATGATCAATTGAAATCAAATACTTCACCCTATTGCGAGTTATGCAAAGACTTACCAGGATTTGATACCGGTATACACTTAGATTGCCGCCAAACCGTTACTGCTGGGATGGTATTCTTTAATCACAATGTGATAGAAGAAAAAAGTACTACTTTTTACAGTGATCATTCTGGCAATTCCCCAATCATGATGCCTTGTGCATTTGGGCAAGGATGGTATTCGGCTAATAATCCTTTTAGTTGGCACAGCGGCGGCAACTATTCTAACGAGCTACGTTACAGCATAAAGTTTGGTTACCATTTGAATATAATTTAATGATACCTATTCTCTTAAAGCTCTAAACCTCTATATAACACCATTTTTCCTTCATCTATTAGTATTTGATATCCAGCGTCTAACATCATTGGAATAGCAGTACCGCACTTACCTCCCCATCCTGTTGGACTAGTAGTGTCGGGCCACGAGTCGTCTATGATAATGATACTTCGTGGCGCCATGTGCGGCAAGCAATATAGCGTTTGTAGTCTATGTTCTTCTTGGCTGTTTTCATTATTCATAACAACGCCATGGGCCGCGTAAGCCGCAATTTGATCGTGTAGCCATTGGTACTGTAAATTAACAGGGTCAATCCAATCAAAGTTGTCTAGATACAGCACAGAAATTTGCTTGCCCAAAGTTGGCAATACATCGCGACACCATGCGTGTCCTGTTTCAGTAATATGAAATTTGATATCACCTGCACCGCCATAATGCTTGGTAAAATGTTGTAGTGCATCATCTGTAACGTCCACAGTGTGGAAATCTACACCATGAACTGATACCCAGTCTCTAAAGTAAGCCGTGCTTCCTTCGCCGCGTTCGCTTCCAATTTCTACAACACATTTTGAAGTGTCTACTTGCAATTCACGAAAGCGATTGTCTAATATTTTATATGGTACCATTCCCATGATTTAAAAATTCCCTAAGTTGTTGTTCTGCTTCATGCATTTTTACTTTTCGTTGGCGACGAATACACTCAACGTTATGCTCCAATCGTGTTTCTATATTTGGTATGTTTCGAAAATATTCAAAACCACGTTTGTATGCTATTTCAGCCTGCACTGCAACAGCCTGCACTCTTTGTAAAGGATCGTCAATGTTATCATAACTTTGATCAATTACATCGTCAAATAAATCCAAGCCCAATGTACGTAAAAATTTAACATGATGCTTGACAGTATTAAAAATTGGGATTTGCCTCATTGCAAAAGGCTTAATTGTTTTTTCAGTTACAAACAGTCGTTCCCAGTGATGTAAACCATCGGGGCATTGATAGCCAGTGGCTTGCTTTGTTCGTATTACCCAATCATGAACCATTATGGCTACATTGGGTCGAACGTCATGACTTGTTTCTGACACAATGTTAACGTATGCGTTTGTAAACTCTGTTCCATTTGAAGTATATTCATCTTCTCGAGAAATAAAGCCGTCAACTGTCAATGGAAAATAATGCTGTAGTTCGGGCGTTACAAATAAATCAATCCAGCCGTCGTCAATTGCCGCTTTATCGGACCCACAGCTTACGATTGAATGTTCTAATAAATTGCGTTTAATTAGTTCTTCAGTTAACGCTACCCTGAACCAATTTGGCCTGCGGCACAAACTAATTAACAAGTTTGTACGAGCGTGCCAAGGTACTACTGTTTCCTTGCTATAGCCTTCTAGTCTTAAAGAGTCTACATGATAAAATGTTGGGTACGGGACAACATAGTTTCTACGCTCCTCGCCGCCATTTATGAATATTATATTTTGACGTGGGACACCCAATCTATCAACAACATGATCAAAAACTTCGTCGACCTTGTCAAGGTTAACAGCTTCGGTTATATCGTCAATGATCAAGCGATCTATTGCAGTAACTCCCGCCAATCGTTTAACCACAGACTCGTATAGATCTTTTCTAAAATCATCAGTAGCTTCATGGCGTAATAAACACAATATAATATTCAAATCTGGAAATTCGTTGAGTACGTTCTCATACGGAAACTGATAGTTTTCTGTACTAACAAATTGTATCATATTTCGCTGACAAATTTCCAAAATGTGCCGTTGTTATATGACGGGGTAGAATCAAACTTTTCTTTGTTGCGGTTGGCAATGTTCATTAACTTATGGAACAAGTCAAAACGTTCTTGATCTGGCAATGAGTTGATGCGATTTAATTCTGTGATAATCTTCCACATGCGAGTATTTGCGTCATATTCTTGATCGTAAGACTCGTCAATGACGCCGTCGAATGTTTCAAATCCCATGCTTCGTAATACACGCAAAGACTCGGCTGGTCCTACAATAATAAACGGATGCCCGTGTGCAATAGCACGGAATGTCTTTTCGCTGATAAACACATCACCGTTTTCGTAAGTGGTTTCGGCAATTACACTTAGCAATGCTTGCTCATAATGATTGCTTACTTGCGGACCATTTTGTGTTACATCGTATTCGTCAATGGTCAATGGCTTATCTAATACAGGTAAGATTCTTGCTTTTACGTCGGGGTGCAAGTACAGTGAGTTTTCAGCAACTTCAGTTGCAGTTTTAACTACCCCTGGGTACAGTTCGCCGCTTGGGACAAAGCTAACCATATTGCCATCAATTAAATTATGTAGTCGCATTTCGCCTACCAAATGACAACGATGTGCTTTGATAACACGATTGTAACTTAAAAAGTTTGCAGTTTTGTTTTCGTAAGCGTGATTAACTACAATATTTCTATCTACCCAATTATTGATTGAAACAAAATTTAACAAGTTAATATCATCTTTTGTTTTTTGTAATACCGCAAGTGCTTGGTTGGGACTTTGTAACTCATTGGCATAATACCATTGGTCTTTGGTCAATTCAGGCCAAAATTTGTTTAACCTATCTTGCCACATAAACGCATGTGCAATCATACCTTCGTGCGGTGTAATAAACACAATGCGGTCATTGGGTTTAAATTCACCAATACGAGTGTGCAATAATTTAATATATTGTTGTGCCGTACTGTCTTTGTTAACTGCTTCGATTGGTGCTAGTGCAAAGTATGTCATTGGCTCTTCACGCTTAGAAGTAAATTTAAACTGTGAATACAATTCAACAAAGATATCACAACTGTTAACTGGATTTAAAATACGGCCATTAAGCGTTGGTAAACTAAATTTAGGATTGCCGTAATGTACTACCTTGCAACCTGGAAACTCTTTAATTGTGCGCCATGGGTCAACTAAGATGCTACCTGGCGCAATATCATAATAAAACTCATCTGCTTTTACTTCAACGCCAGTTCCTGCATACGTAATAGCTGGATTGTGTGCCATTAACACTACAGCTGGACTTTCTGGCGCAGTATCATCTCCGGTTAACGGGTCAACGTAAAATAACTCTACGCCAGAATGCTCAACAAAGTGTCCTACTAATAAGCTATAGCTGCCAATTGTATAAGGAACATACGGCTTGTATGCCTTTCCGTGAATAACAACAGGAAGATTGTTTTCTTGTGCAAGTCGTACTAACTTACTGGCCATGGCCTGTGCCTGACTGTCACGAGCACTCATGATAGCATGGAACATGTCATAGCCCAGATCTAACTTGCCACTTAACCAACGCAGGGCAATGTTGTCGCGGGGATGGCAAGCACCTGCATCACCCAAGCCTGCTGTCAAATAGCGTGGTCCAGTGATACGTTGTGTGGCAGCTTTAAGCGCATCTGTTACCACATCTACGTTGATGTTGCCATTCTTTTCAGCAACGTCTTGAATCATGTTAACAAGACCAATCTTGGCTGAAATAAATGTATTGTAAAAGATCTTGATAGCTTCTGCTTCGTCCCATGTACCCACATTAACACGGGGCTCGTTCTTCATTAAGGGCTTGTAAAATTCAATTAGCTCTTGTGCATCACCAGTGGTACTACCATCTTCTGTACCAATGATCAAACACTCTGGATTAACCATGTCCCATTTGACAGATCCCATGGCAATAAGATATGGATTGTAAATGAAACGTGCATTGGTCAGATAACCAATCAGTTGATCACGTACAGTGCCGGGTAGTACTGTACTGATCAACACTACCAATTGATCTTGTGTAACGTGTGGATTGATTTGTTCAAATACTCGAATAACAGGACCATAATCAAAGTCACATGGTGTCATGTTGGAGATAGGAGTTTCGCCACCGTATTGTGGATTGTGCGGTGTAGGTACTGCAACAAAGATAATGTCAGCGCCTTTAACAGCTTCTTCAATGGAGCTTTTAATAGCCACAGTCATAGTGGGATCAACTGTGTTGATATCATATCCGCATACTTCGTAATGTTCGGCCATTACTTCTGCACATGGCAAGCCTAGCTTACCTAATCCAATCATTGCCACACGTTTCATAATTATTCTTTGTCTTTATTTTCAACTGCTTCTCGTACAGCCTGCGATTCTTCGTATTCTCGCTTACATTGATCGTAGAAATAACCAATTTCTGGAAACACTGTTTTAAAGTTGGTGTTATTACGGCGATCGTGTTCAACGATATACAAATAAAAGTCACGTCTACTTACCTGATTGTCTAAACTGCCTTGCCACTCTGCTGATGCAATGTTGTACACACGTTGCAAGTTTTCTACTTCATGTGGATAAAAGCCATCGTGATAATCAACGTATTGATATGTTGCAGTATTGTGACGCATAAACTGAATAGAGCGATCTAGTAATACTAGCATGTAAGGATCTGCTAATAGCGAACTTAGATAACGTGGATGGCGCAGGTACGGAAAGTCCAATCCAACTCCTCGGGTGCCCGAGTTGTTGATGCTAACACTTGGCGCTTGACGTAATGCCAACATATCACGCAAGAATGATTCAAAGCGTGGAATACTTAACAAGTTGAATGTGACCATTACTGTAATACTCAGTGCTGGATAGCGTAGTGTAATGTCCCACAATGTGCGATACCATTGTTTATAGTTTAAGCCCGTACGAATATATTCAGCTTGTTTGCCCCAGGTGTCGCAACTTGTAAAGATCTTTAAACTCTTTACCAAATTGTTTTCTTGAATATAATTGGCTTTTTCTAAAAACTCATTTAATAGCTTTTCATCTACACCCAAGTTACTGTTAATAGCCAGGTCAAGTTCTGGATTTGGATGCTCAATGATCCAGTCAAGTACTTTAAATGTGTCCTTGGCCAGCAGGGGTTCCCCACCAGTGATGCGGAATACTTTTAGCTTGGGATACAGCGTAGGCCACCACTTCCAAAATGCTTCAATGTACGGATTGTGTTCCCTATTAGGAATTGGCATGCGGCCTTGTTGTTCTAGCTTGATAATGTCACGATCAAGTCGTCCACCGTCAAGTTTAACGGGACCGTACCGTTTGGCTTCTTGCATGATTGTAGAACTAATGTCTGGCGAACAATATGCACAACCAAAGTTACATACATTAGAAAACGATACTTCTACATAAGCAGGGGTAACATCAGCGTCCCAAGGCATTTGTGACGACAGCTTTAAAAATGGTTGTCCCCATAATGGGTCAGCACTTTTATGCACACGGTCCGAGAAGTGGTGTCCTGGACTATCTTCTGCCTTCCAGCAGTAGTCACATTCTGGAGGACGTTCGCCTTCCAGCATCTTCTTACGTTGTTGTTTTTTGAATTTAGTGTTGTGTAGCGCACTAGGATTTACTGCAATTTCCTCTACAGGAATATGATGTGTTGCTGGGTGGTGACACGAATGTGTTTGTCCCGTTGCAAGATGAATAGTTACTTGCTGCCATTTGGCCACGCAATAGCTACTGCTGACAGCGTCCAATTGTTGCTTTACTCGATTTAAATGAATTTTAATTGGTTCCACGTTTACCTTCTAATGTGCGTACTATGTCACGAGCAACTGTTGCTTTCATTTTAATTTGATCTGTAACCAATTGTTGATTATGTTCAATTACTGTCTGGCATTGGGCCAGCATTGCATCAAATTCCTCGTCAGTCATACTTATCAGACGTTTTAACTCGCGAGCTACCAGATTAGCCCGAGCAATTGGTTCTGGTTCTTCATCGTATTCTTCGTTAATGTACGGAGCAAACGTACGAAAGCCAATGCGCTTTAAACCACGCAGATAGTAAGGACCACTTAGTACTAAAAATATCTGTCCTGCTGCCATTGGCTTCCAGATTTTCTCTGATGCAAATGCACTGGTGGTAAAGCATAAAGTTTCTGTAACCAAGTTGACCGGGTGTTCACTGTACAAGTCTGTGTTAAAGTCCAGTGCATGATTGGTTTCAAAGTCTGTTCTATCGGCTATTAGCGGCAGTTTGTTATACATGGATTGAAATGCACTTTCATAACGATCTAAAAAGCCAATTTGTAAATCTTTTAACTCGTCCCATAGTCTGCGTAAATCCCATTGGTCTTTTGCCCATCCAATATCAGGTTCCTCAAAGTCTCGGGGCATGCTAATAGTACCATGTTCGATTAAGCCCCGGCGTTCTAGTATAGTCATCATCATAATGCGATGATAATGCGGACGTCGATTTAAACTCATATAACGACGACGTCTTGTTGTTTGTTGGGTAGCTCGTAGTTGCCTGCTGGCCCATACTGCAAAGTATCCGTAATATGAAACTGTCATTGCAGGTCGAACACGATAGTGTGCGCACCAAGTTCTATAGTTGTCTTGTATGTTTAAGTCACCGCTTACATAAACAAGTCTATCTTCGAGACCATGCTCCCTGCTCCAATTATACAAGTCTCCAAACGCTTCTTCGCCAAAGCCCTCCATGCTGTAATCAAGTACGATACGACAAGAGTCATCTTGCCAGGCACGTGATCTATTAGAGTCTGACATGAACCATTCTGTGATTAGTTTGAGTTTAATTTTGTCCCAGCCACCGTGCAGTCCAATTACCACAACACCATTTGAATTGATTTTATAATCGGGAAATGTTTTTACTGTTATTGCAGATTCAAATTCAGGCAGTATAGTTAAATCAATCGCAGGTTGTACTGTAAAATGATCTATGTTGTCAGTGTTATTAGTAATGAACTGCTGTAGGTAGCTGTGCAATTCAAAAGGATTGTCATTTTTGTGATCACAGTACCATATCATTTCTCGCATGTGATACTTATAAAGCAAATGGTCAAGAAAAACCCCAATGCACTTCTCATAATAAGCAAGCGATTAGGGCCGTGTCGAGTTTATTTATTTGCTGTCTAGCTCTTCGAGTACTTCTAAAATATGCTCATAATGCTTTTTACGATCGGCTAAACCAATTGTACCACCGTTGATCTTTTTAGTAACCGTAGTGATATCACCTTTGTCGGCCCAATCATTTAATCGGCGTGTGTTCCAGAACCAACCTGCACTTAATACTGCAACTGGGTTTTCAGCTACACAATCTGGATCAGTTAATAAATCTAAATCTAATGCTTTACCGCAGGCAGTGTAGTTGTCTTTGCCAGTTAATTGAATAACGCCACGACCACGATACTTATAACCGTCACCAGAACTTTCTGGACCATTGCCCATACGTCCGCCATATACCTTGTTGGCAATCTTTTCGGGCTTGCGAGAATATGGTACAGCTGACTCTTCTGTAGGGAAATACTTTTTAAATGTACCAGTTAAGCCCTTGGCACTGTAGTTTAAGTTTTCTTGGGTTGCGGCAAAGTTGCCAGACTCGTGAGCAGTTTGTGCAATAAACATGGCCATACGCTTTGGCGTGTCAATTTCAAAGTGTTCAAACGTTTCGTTTAAACCTTCTACAAACTTTTCTAAGTTACTTCGCTTGGCTTCGGGCAAGCATGCTTCTAAGATATCAATTGTTAATTCAATCATATCAATCTCCTGTTATTGATCTTTTTTAATAGCACGGGCGATTTCGTGCGCCTTGTTAATAGTGCTTTTCTTTAGTGGTGGTCGGTCACCGGTGCTTTTCATTGCTTGTGCCATGCCAATTGCATAAGGATTTTTATCAGCTTCGCGAATACCTACATTGATTTTAGTCTTCTGCTGAAACTTTCTTAGTACTTCAAACTCTTGCGGGCTGATTTTACCAGCGTGGTACATTTTATTCACCAAGGCTTGAATCTCTGGTGGCACACCTGCGGGATTCTGTTTCCGGCCTGGCGCATCATAATTGCGATCTACTTGTACTGAATCAGTGTCAGCTTGATTAAAGTAGTCACGCATTTGTGCTAAACTGGCTTCGTCGGCAATATGCTTTACTTGTGTTGTATTAAGAACAAATGTGTCACGTTCTTTGCCATCTTCACCTGCACGAGCTGGATCGTCTAGTTTGACTTTGATTTTGCCATCCATATTGATGTTTGGAGATACAGCAACAATAGTGCCAGTACCAAGTGGTCCATCTATGCGATCGCCTACGTTGTATGTGTTCTTAAAGCCTTCGCCTACACCTTGCTTGTAGATAACCCCGCCAAATTGATCACTGCGCTCCAAATAAGCGCGGGCCTGGTCAATCGAGTCTCTGTCGCCTTGTACTGTATAGGTTTGGATGTCCTCGTCTTCGGTATATTCTTTGCTAATAACCTGTAGACCAAAATGCTTGAATACATTAGGAGCACGGCTTCGCATGTAGTTGCCATAGCCAGAGAATTCTGCAAATTTATTTTTAAATCCGCCTTCTGCTACACTTTGCAGTTTGAATTCTGGTCCTTTATCGCCTAAGTCTGTGAATTTCATTATTTTGGCTCCCAATATCTGCCTGCGCCAAAGAACATGTTGGCACGTGTGTTTTCAAATGGACTGTACCATTTGCCGCTTTTTGTTTTGAACAAGCCAAGTTCTTCTGCTTTAGCAGTTTGATCAGCTGGTACATTGTAGAAGTAATAGCCTTTTTTAGCTGGGACCGGTGACTTTTTATAGTAGGCTCGTTCTTGTTCTGGCTTGTCCCAACCTTCATCATTGGCGCCACCGTCCATTTGATAAGCATACGATTGTCGCTTGCCCATCCCTGCTACACTGCTATCATAATCACGTTGGTAAGCATCGCGACGATCATAGCGTCCATAACCTGCTTCGGCCATTGCACTTTGCATGATATTGCCAACACGAGCAGCCGCTTGTTCACGTACACCACCACCAAAATAAGCAATGATTTCTTTAAAGCCTTCTTCTGTGTTTAGTGTATTTTGCAATAGCTCCTTGCTCTCCGGCTTCATTTTATCAAACTTGGCCAATAATTGCTTGGCAATGTTTGGAGCAATAACGCTTTCAGTACCGTCGGCTAGTTCGATCTTAGTTGGCTTTTCGTAATCACTTGCTTTGCGGATTTGCATAATAATGTTTTGATCTGCACTTGCTTCGTCACCATCTGCTTCAATAACTGGTGATACACCGGATTCGTGATCTAAACGTTGTGTAATCCACTCATACGGATCGCCATCGCGGGCTTTTTGTACGCCGTATGGCATTTCACCCGATTCAGAATAGTATGCGTACAATGCGTCAAAGAAGTCTTGGTTTTCATCAATGTCGCCACCTGCTTTGAACTTGGCATAGTCAGCACTGTACTTGCTTAGGATACCTTCTAATGTGTCAGACGCTTCGCCAAATGCCGCTGGTGGATTGTCACGTAACATTTGTTCAACGTGCTTGACCCAACCGCTTACATCGCTACTACCAATTTCTTCTACATCACCTACAAAGTCAGCAACTTCGTCAATGGCGGCTGTTACTTTTACGGGACCATATTTTTGTAGCAGGTCAAGACGCTGACTCATAATACGACGAGCAATAGCACTAGCCACTGGACTGTCACTTTCGCTTATTGTAGCTTCATCCACTGGTTTGCCATACAAGTATGTAACAAATCCCATTGGGCTAATTACACGGTCTACATCATAACCTTCATCGTCATATCGAGCCAGCAACTTTTTAGCGCCAACAATTTCGTTACGTTGGGCTTTGTATTCGTCAACTAGATCGTCACCGTCCATGACTCTCCAGATGTTGTTGCGTTGATAATAGAATTTATCTCTGCCGTCATCATCAGTCTCTTTAATTTTTACGCCAGCTTGTTGTAATTGTTTTACTGCATCTGGATCTAAGTTGACACTGCCGTCGTCTTCTTGTTCTGTGTCTAATTCAATTTGGCCGTTCTTGTTAAACTTAGCGTTAGTTGTTTTACCTGTTGGGGCAAATTGTGTGCGACCTGTACCACCACTTGTACCTGTTGAAGGAATAGTACCTACTGTAGCATTTGGATCGCTTTCGACTACGCCTTGCTTGCTTTCGCCAATCTTTTTAACTACTGCCGCACCTGCTTGAGCTTGTTCAGGTGGTAGTGTGGCTAACTTGGCATTAGTGTATTGTGCAACTTTATCATCGCCGCCTAATTTATCTGAAGCCATGTCCCATAGCTTTTCTACACCCTTCATGCCTAACTTAGCGGCACTATAAGCACCGTATGCAGCCATTGGGATACCTAACAATGGGCCCAAGATAGCAACAATAGCAGGAGCACCTGCGGCAGCTAAGCCGCCTAATGCCAGTCCTGCGGCACCTTTTACTAGAGCTGGTGCATCCTCGTCCATCTTGGCGTAATCTTCGTGGCCAATGTAAAAGTCAGTTTCGGGATCGTAATACTTGCCTTCTTGGGGATCGTAATACACAACCTTACCACTGCGAGTAGAGAATGGGCCTTCTAAGCCTGGACGCTCTTGATAACGTTCACGATCAATGCCACGAGTTACTGTATAGCCTTCAGCTACACCTTCATTTACTGCTTTTAATGGACCTTTGATACCATCTCTGTGATAGAACTTGACATTGCCCTGTGCATCTTTTTTAGCATGAACTTCCTTGCCACCTTTTCTACCCACATACTTTTTAGTATCTGGCTTCATAGTGTCAGTTTCGCTTTTGAATGCTTCTGCGTGTGATTGTTTATTTGGATCTGTGCCCTCCGCTACACTTTCGGTCACTGCATGTGGGTGACGAACATACAACACATTGCCACCACTTGTAATATAGTGTGGCAAGCGTTGGCTGTCACCGTGCATATATTCTGTACCTGCAACTGGGATACGGCGTACTTTGTTGTCAATGCCGTAAATGATATAAGACTTACCATCTTGGCTTAATCGACTTTGATCGTAAATTACCGGTTGGTTGCCGCCACCTGCGGCAGCTCGAGCGGCATTTACTCGTTGCTTACGAATTTCGTTTTGTTCTGCGTCCCATACTTGACGTTCAGTGGAGCGTTGGTGGTCACGCTGGCGTCTTAATTCTTTATAGTTAGGGCTAAAAATGTCAGACAACTGTTGGCCAACTGAATGATTCAAACCTGGATAATGTGGATTTGCCCCGCCTTGTGCTTGTGCATTACTTGCGCCACTCATTGCCATACCTGCGGCCAGCGCGGCTGGTACAATCTTTTTAGCAACGTGATGCAACATATCTTTTGCACCTTCACTCAATTCGCCTTCGACGATTTGAACAGTGTCGTACGGATCCTTGTACTTTTTAATTTGCTCAAGTACAACACCTTCGTGTAAGCGGCTGGTAATTTGTTTAACTACACGGCCTTCGTTGATTAGTCTAATGCGAATCATTTTTGTCCCTTTTATGGTTTATCGTGAATTTCTGGCTGATCAGTCGTGCCGCCAATTGTTTTGTATGTCAGGCCCATTTGTTTAATTTTGGCCAACATTTCTTTATATTCTTCTACGCCTTGTGCTACTAACACAGTGTCGCTGTCGTCTTGCCCAAATTCATGGGGATCAATGACTTTATTGTTCCAATACGTACCAACCTTGTACCAATCTAAGTCACCAGGTGTATTTACTACAATGGTATACTTGGGTGTTGTTAGTGTGTCTTTGGCATATCCTGCAGGATCGGGCTCCTGCGTAAGACCTTCCATTAATCTATAATTCTGTGTGGCTTGCTCTACTACACGAATACATTCGCGAATAAAGTTAGCATCTTCATCCGTAATACCACGGCTACCACGACCACCCTTGCGTCTTAATCTTGCTAGCTCATTGTAGGCCGCAACAATAGTATTGATTGTGTTTGTTAATTGCTTAATGTTTTCAGCACTGCGTCTAAATGCACCGCCATGTTCAATACTGAGATCTTGTGCCAATGCCGCCGCTTCTCTACGTGCTTTATCACGGAGTGCTTTTAAGCTATAACGACCAGCACCACCTAGTACTAGTACTTCAGTATCGCTCATGGGGTTGTCACGGTCTAGTCTATAGATAACGTTATCGTGATTTAATACGTGTGCTTCTTCTACGTTTTCAAATACACCTTGACCAATTCCTTTAGGACCCGGTACGTACTTTTGGCCTACTGCGGCTCTAGCGTTCTTGCGTTTTTCTTTTTTGCTTTTACCACGTACAAATAGAGGATAAGCCACTGTAGCGATGTCGCTAGACGTGGTTGCCACCGCGGCTTCCCCATCCTCCATTACAATTAATTCACGTAGTTTCATAGATATATTTATTGTTTTTGCACATTAACCTTCGCTCTATTTACCAAACACAAAAGTGGTCCTGTTTTTGGTCCGTTTTAATAAATACAACTATAGATAAAGGATTGCCAAGATGGGTGAGTTTTTCAAATTAGTAGCAGAAGTAGGCTTCCCAATTGCAGCCGCTATTGCCGCAGGGTACTTTGTGTTTTTGACACTAAAGTTCATTTTAGCAGGCGTTACTTCAAGTGTGTCGGGCCTTAAAGGTATCATTGAAGCTCTTGATAACCGTGTTAAAACAATGAATCACGATGTTATACGCATTGATGCTGTTGTATCAAATGCATTAGGCTTAAAGCCAGATACATCACGTATTGCTCGAGCAGACGGTAAAAATGATGCGAGGCGCGATTAATGTTGCATTTTGACTACAACTGGGATCTTCACCCAGATAGAATTATTTTAGACGAAGAGCTAAACATCGATCGTTTAGGTTGGAAAGCTGGTGATTATTTTAGGGTCACTAACATCAATGGACGTGCAATGTTGGTCAAAGTGGATCCACTTACAGCATTTGTACGTGACGGTGGCGCAGAATTGGCAGGGAAAGAATAATGGATATTGCAACACTAATCAACAAATACGGCTTTCCGATTGTGGCCGCAGGTGGCATGGGATACCTGATTTTCTACGTATGGCAATGGGCAACACAGGATATCAAGCCAGTACTAGGCGCTGCCAGTAATACACTTATTGCCTTGATCGATCGTGTGCGTATGCTTGACAACGATTTGATTCGCTTGAATCAAAAGGTAGATGTTGTACTACACTTGCGTGGCAAGATTATTGACGGTGAGCGTGTGGTTGAACAGCAAAAAGTAGATCGCGAAGCTGATGAAAAGTTCCGCGATGCTGTCAACATTGACAAACCAGTTAAGAAATAACAATTCCGTCTTGCGCGAAGCCCTCAACAACCGAGTCATAATATTGTTGACTCGGTTTTTCATTGGCTAGTTTTGTTCTATATTCTGGGGTCATATAATATACCCAGGCTTGAACCAGCTCTCCGTTGTGTTCTACTTCTGCAATAACTCGATTATAAAATGTTGGATAACCTTCGCGCATATCCAACTCTTTTAATTCATTTTCATCAATTTCCCATAGAATACCAATTGAAGTGACACCCCTCATTTCAAATACATTGGCAAACTGTAGCATTTCCCACTTGTAATCTAATAGCACTGCTGGGCCTAAACGCTTGCTAGTCTTGGACATAGCATTATTGTTGGTATTCATACCATATGCAAAATATAACAACTTAAATTCCTAATTTGTGAATATTGTGTTCGATGTGTTCCCACACACCTTCTGGACTACCGTCGGGAAATACCAATTGACAACTAACTGTAACACGTAATCCAGGACCTTGTATAACATGATGAAATCTATTAGTTCTTAATATAGCACTTGGTGCAGACGACACTGTACTAAAATCTGGGGGAGGAATATCATCCCAGGTAATCTTATCGTCTTTGAGTTGTTCAGCGCAATCTGCAAAGCAACTAATTCTCTCCTGAGTACCTAATTCTTTGTTGGCTGGAAAAACTTCAATGCCTTTATTTGGCAACTGCTTCCACCAACGTATTGCCCCAGGCTCCTCGGCAATTTCATAATAACTTAATCTTGCCTCGAGCATTGCTGGACCTGTTGGCGCCCGTACACCGTCACAATGTACAACCCAACTTGTTTGACTTTTGGCACTTAGAAATAATGTTAGCTTACGGCACACAACTCCTAACGGCTTTAAAAACTCGTTGGTAGCGGCAATGGTTTTAGGAAAACTTGCGTCAGCATTGCCTACGTTTGATAATCCATAGCCTGACCCTTCTATTTTGTCTCTGTGCGGCACTAGTGCTGTTTTAATAAAGTTTTCTTTTTCCTCAGGATCTAGTCTTAGATCAAGCGGGTAGAAAAATTCTGGATGCCCAAGTGCTGGTTGAGAAAAATCAAAGTATAATTGTTGTGTCATCAGTTATTTACTTGTGGCACGGTATGTGCCATCCCAATTAGCAGGCAAGCCTTCATTCATGCGCTCTAACATGTTTTCATAGTACTGTCGTAGTTCGTTATCTAACTTGATCAGCTTTTCGCATTGTTTCTTGGCACGGTCCCAGTCACCGCGATAGTATGCAGTTAGATATGTGTCGTGTAGTGTTGTATTGGTTGCGCCTAGCGTGTAGATTTTAACACCTACATTCTTGCCTTTAACTGCAATACAATCCAATTCTATCGTCGGGTATTCATCCTTAACAAGTTCAGCAGTTCGCTGTCCCAATATAATTCGTACGCCATAAGGCTTACTTTGTCCCTCAAGTCGGGACGCAAGATTGACGCCATCGCCCAGGCAAGTATAGTCAAAACGCTGATCAGATCCCATGTTACCGACCACAACAACTGCACTATTAATCCCAAGACCCATACCAAAAGGCGGGATACCTTCTGCCGTAACTTCTCGATTAAACTCATCCAAACTCTCCATCATTTCTAATGCTGTTTTAACAGCCATGTGTGCATGACGTTCTTCGTCAACGGGTGCGTTCCAAAATGCCATTTGGGCATCGCCAATGTACTTGTCTAACGTGCCGTTATTGTCAATGATCTTTTTAGTCATTGCAGTCATATAACGGTTCATAATTTTAGTAAGTCCTTGTACATCTCGACCATAGTGTTCAGAGATCGTAGTAAAGCCACGAACGTCTGTAAACATAATACTCAATTCACGTTCGTCACCGCCCAACTGCAACATCTCGGGATTCTTTTGTAGCTTGGCAACCAGTGCTGGACTTAGGTACGTACCAAACTGTTTCTTGATTTGTTGCTTTTGTTTGAACTCAATTACAAATCTAGCAAACAAGGCATGACCATATAATACAACTGCACTGATAGTTAAAAAGTAAATGTCCCATAGCTGTAGGTAATTAGTCCAAGCAAAGAAGCTACCCCACACTACACCACCCACTGTTGCAAGTAATGCTGTGCCTACTGCCCAAAACGGCAATCTAGGCATTGCGAAAATTAGTAGAAACGCTATCAACACAATTGTTATCAATTCAATAGTATTGGCAAATGCAGGACGTACAGGACTATCACCGTCAAGCAAAGTCTGCACAGTTTGTGCTTGAATATCGTGTGCCCAGGCTTCACTACGTGGTGTAGCAATAATACCACCTAGGCCTTCTACTGCTAGACCCAGCACTACCACTTTGCCTCGAAGATCTACTTTTTTCTTAGACAGCTCAGATAATTCATAGCGTGTGAAGTTCTTGTTCCATCGTAGCCAAACTCTAGCTCGTTCGTCTGTTGTGACAACAGGTTGTCCAGCAATACGAACTTTTTCAATACCAGCTGAACTCATTTTGACTTGATAGCTGGTTTGTCCTGTAGCAACACGAAGTGCTTCGATTGGCAAGCTGGGATATATTTGATCGCCTACGCCTACGATAAGTGGCATGCGTCTAACAACACCGTCTACTTCAGGAGCAACAACACTGGTACCAACACCAGCGGCTGCATCAGCCAGGGGCTTGTAAGGACTCAGTGCGCCGGGCCATGTGTAAGTCCACTCTAGCGGATCACCACCAATAACAGCAACACCACGACGAACAGCGTCAGGCTTTTTATTTTGTGTAGTAGGTGCTTGTGCAATAACACTGTTTGTATGTGCCAGTGTATTAACTAAGTCCTTGTCACCGCCTAGTCGATCTGCTTCACTCATGATAACAGGAACAACAACTGCTGATGCACCTAGTTCTTGAATGCGATCAATGGCTCGTGCTAGATCCTTGCGCGGCCAAGGCCATTGGCCCAAGCGTTCGATACTGGCTTCGCCAATGTCAACGATAACAACACGATCAGAATCAACTGGTGTATCTGTAGCAAGTAATGTGTCAAAGCCTTTGAGTTGAATGCTTTCAACAGGCTTGGGGTTGGAGATTTTTAATGCAACAAGTACAACTGCCGTAACAGCTACCCAGGCAATACTCCATGGTCCAGGAATAAAGTTTTTCATACTATAATTTAGCATACTTTTGTCTGAAAGTCAAGTCAAACAAAGGACCCGGTCCAATCACAGCTATTCATTAAGGACCATAGACGAAGTCATAGTCTTCGTGTTAACCATAATTTTGCGGCATATAATTTTTACGGTGCATCCATATTTTTGCGGGTTAAAATTATTCTTATTGTGTTTTTGGTTAACACGAAAAATTTGATTACAAGATGAAAGTTTTGCTAGATTGTGAGCTCATACGACACCCTGATAACGGGCGTCGTGAGTGGTTGTTTGCTGAGTAGTATCGCCACACTGAGACAACAGGTGTTTGGGATTCCACGTTTCTGGGCTATGTACCTTACCCTACCTGCTACGATTTTTAAAGCAACCTCGGTGTCATGTGTTGCTATGAACGTATTGGATCTAAGTCAGTTTACACTGCACTCAACCTGTATACTGGTATTCAAACGTGAAGCCCAAAGGGGCACCGTTTTAAGGCATCCGTACGAAGACGGGTAGTGAATACAAGTCCGTGGCGCACTCACAGAATTGGGCATCGGCACACACTTAGATGCTTACCCAGCAGAATATTGACCGGCCTGCTAACCTTTTGTTGCGCTTGATTAATGTGTGTTACTTACGACTGCAAGACCAGGTCCAGTCTTCGAAGATGACGTTATTGGACAGGATCGTTTGGAGCTGCCAATACAAATTCTTCACCAGATTGATGCATGGTCCATGAGGGTAATAGTCGTTTGACCATTCGTGCATACAACCCTTGTCGCGAGTCTTCCTTGGCTGAGAACGTTAGTGTTTCAATTTGATCTTTGTACTTGGTTAAAAACTCTCGCATGATGTCAACTACTGTGCTCATGACTTCGGCTGAGTTGCCAGTACCAGTCAAGCCAAACTTATTGGCACGATCAAGTTTACTTCCGTGGCGTTTAAATTCAACTTCCCATACGCCATCAGTACCGTAAGCATGAAACATGTAAGGAATTTCGCCAACATGAAACACTGCAACTGCTTCCTCGCTGCCACGGAAGCTCCATTGCCACGGTTTGTTTGGTTCAAACAGTTCACGTATCAGCATATTACCACTTGCGGCAAGACCAGTAACGTGCCTTTGTACGTGGACCTGGATTGTCGCAGTTGTGTCTAGCACGGAAGCTACGACGAGCCGCTGGATTACTCTTACGAATCTTCATATCAGGATCGCCAAAGTTTACTTTTTTAACATTACCAGTTGACGGATCTTTTACGTACACTTTGAACTTTTTAACATCGCCTTGCATGGGCTTGCCAAGTGGTACTGAGCGGCCTTGGTATTCAGCTTCATCTAGCTGTTCATCTTCGTTATACCATAACTCACCGTAGGCTTCAAAAAACTCGTCACCGTCGTAAGTTTCTTCTAAGTCTGCCATTCTTTCCCAGGCACGTTTGGCAGAGTCTGAATTCTTCTTGGCATACTTGGGGTCTGTATCTGCCTTCTTAGATACTACTCTATCTACAGCACGTTTCTGTACCTTGGTCAACATCTTTTGACCTTGCGCTGTATCGCCGTACTCTTCTAGCGAGTCTTCTTTGACGCAGTTGTTGACTCTTGTGTCGCCTTTCATCTTAGTGCCGTCTTTTTTATAACCATCCCAGCACTTGGCATCTAAACGTTGCTTTTCTTCCGCCACACCTTGCAACTTCTTTAGTTCTAACTCAAGTTCTTGAACTCGCAGTTGTCGTCCTTGTTCTTTGGCAATAGAGATAAGATTCTTAAGGCTGCGGATACGATCTGTTTTTACTGTATCTTTAGTCATCGGACTAGCATCTTTAAATGAGCCTTCCGCTACTTTTCTAGTCTGCTTGGGACCTTTACGAGTCTTCCACTTTTTATCTGTGGAACAATAGTATCGGCCGTAGCCTTCTGTGACGTCTTGTATTTTCATATTATCTCATTTCTGGAACTACACTGACTTCAGTACCGTGTCCATATCCGTTTCTAGTTAGCCATTGGATAGCAAATCTATTTGCATCACTTTGATTATTTCCTATACCACCAAACGAGTGTAACACTCTATCACTGCCGTCTTTAATTAGCCACTGGCCAGTCCACTCGCCACCGCTAGATCTAGGTGTAGTTTGTCCAGGTTCTTGTCCCGGCATTATCTTGCCATACTGTAAGTGATCGCCACCGGCATGGGCCGAGCTTTGTGCTTTCCAACGCTGTAGGTATTCAAATGCATCGTTGTTGTTGGCTGCATAATACTTGTGATAAACTTGACCAGTGTCGCGATCAGAAATATAGTAATTTGGTTCTTTTTGCTCGGGCTCAGGCTTTTTACCTTGACGCTCTAACTGTGCTTGACGAATAAAACTCTTTAATGCAGCCTTGGGCATTTGTCCTGCGGCATACTGTGCAAAGTAGGCCATGGTGTCGTTGTGTGTCTTGGGTTGTAAGATTGCGTATAACTTTTTCAAGTACTCTTGTTTGTACTTCTCTGGGTCCACTGCGGCATCTAATGCTACAACAAATCGTAGCAAGGTATTGGTAATAGAACCAGGATCAGCGGCATACGCTCCTAACCAGTCGCCACCAGGACTACGGAATTCAATGTAACCATTTTTAGTATTGATACTTGTGTATTTGCTTGTAACACCAGAGTGGATTGCTTTACTGGCCAAACTGTCTAGGCCACTTTTCATCTTTTGCAGTAGCACACCTGCATCTTCGGGACGTTGACTTACACGAGATTTGATTTCGTTCATGGCACTTTTGCAATAGGTATTGCCAGCACGACCAAACTTGTCTAAGATATAATTGTCGCCTAACAACAATGCCAACTTGACATAGTCTAACTTGCCAACATCGCCCGACCAGCCTTCAACGCTGACGTTGATGTGCAAACCAGTTGAGTTGTTTGTGTAGCAGCCATAACTGCTGGCCCACTTGGCAACTTTGTCTAAGTCACTTAATAGTTCAGCAATAGGCAGTGCCGGGCTAACAAACTCCAAGCCTCCATCTCCGCTGTCATCAGCCTCTAAGCTACCGTCTGGTTCTACAATGTAGTGCAAGTTTTCGGCATTGGGACGCTGTACGCCACCTGAGTGATAAGAGCCACTGGCTTTTACACTACGTCCAATTGCTTCAGCAAAGTCCTTGGCAACTTCTTCTGCACTAACTTCGCCACCGTACGGTGTTGTCCAATAGGGCCATGTAATATCACCACTGAACTCATTGGCAACATCACTCATGTATCGTAAACCCTCAGACGATAAAAAGTCTTCTTCATCAGCATTGCCTTGATTTTCTTCGCGATACTCGTCCAGTGCAGAGTCATACATGCTACCACGACTTTCCCACTCAGACGTTACTAATTCATCAAATTCTTCATCTGCGGCACTTTTAGCTTCCATGTAGCGATCGTAATTTTCATCTGATTCGCGTGCGGCCTGTTGTACATCCAGTTTACTATAACGTGGAGCACTGTTGCCAGCTGACATGGCCGCATCAATTTCTTCTTCGTCAAGACCTTGTGATTCTAAATGCTCGCGAATTTTATCTTCTTCGATCCATTCGTTATTGTGGATCCAATCACGCAAATAGTCTTCCCCGTCTGACGCCCAATCTTCGTCAATCTTTTCGCTTTCCCACTCGTAATAGCGTTCTTGTAGTGCCGCTATTAATTCACGCACTTGACGCGAACCGTTGTAATCCCCATCGTTAAAGAATTCTTCAATGTCCCCAAAGCTACGAGTACGCTGATCTTGATCATAGTCAGGTTCCATATCGCCGCCTTCGTTATTTTCGGCATTTGGAACGATCATTTCAAATTCCATACCTGCGCGGGCTGTGATTTGGCTGGCCAACTGCTTTAAGCTAGATGGGCTCATGTTAATTTCGTCTAGCTGTTGTTCGGCTAAAACTGGTTGTTGGGGGTTGACGTCACGTAATTTCATAGTAACGTATTTATACTATTTTAAGTCTTACTGTCCTTGATTGACAGTGATCTTAGCACAACCACCTGCTGTAGCACAATTGCTAGTGATTGAATAGTATTGTTGAGTGCTACCACTTTGAGTTATGCTTAAATCTTGTGCCAAACCACTTAGATTGATACGAGCCATGTGACTGGCACTGCCTTGCTGAGTAACATCAACGTTTTTACTACCGCCAGAAAGGGTAATATCAGCCCAGTGACTTCCCGAATCCTTTTGTTGAATTAGTAAACTATTACCGCCATTATTAACGGTGGCAAAGATTACTTTGTCTCCGCCAATGCTTTGCTGAATAACATTTACTGTATTATTGTCGCTAGGCACTGTTACAACTGCGTAGTTTGACACAGTAAGAGAATTGCTAGTTTGAGTGATTGCTATAGTGTTCAATGATCCACTGCTGATATATTCAGCGTAGTTGTTCTTTGTTCCAGACTGGTTTACAGCTATGCTACTCATATTTCCAATTTGGTCAATGTAAACTCGGCTGTTATTTGTTTGGGCAAACGCATTTAAACACAATAACAACAATAATAAAAATATCTTTTTCATGCCTCTAACCTTTTAAACCAAGAATAACGCTGTAGCTCTTTTAGCATTACATCTGTTGATGCCTTGTTCCATGCCGCTGCCCATTCAACAAAACGGTGTGAATCAAGTATGTAATTGTCTTGTCCTTGCTGCCAGGCCTGGTACATGTGACGCAATTCGCTTTCAAACATCATCTGCGTAGCACCCCAAGGTTCTGCTTGATATAAACAGTATTGCCCCCGCCGCCACCTGCACCAATTAGTTCACTGGCACTGGCATCGTTATGTACAATGGTAATTGCAGTATTGCTACTGTAGCCTTGTGTCTTTACTTCAGCATAATGATCTTCGTTGCTTCTAAATGCTATGCCCTTGCCACGGCTTTGTATTTCCTGTGCATCAGGATTAGCCCAAGTAACGCAAATATTAGTACTTGCATTACAACCAGTTTTACCGGCAGCTTCTGCTATTGCTAATAATCTTGCACGTTCAAGTTCTTCGTTGGACTCTCGAACACGTTGCGCTAAACGACGGGCGGCCTCGGCTTCAATTTCAGCTTCTAATTCTTCGCGTTTGGTACGACCAGTGTTGTCGCGGATAGCACGTTCTACTTCGTGCGGACGTACGATAATTAAATTGTTGTTGATCTTACTTTCAACAGTATGAATAACTGTTGGTGCAGTTGGACGTATGTCTGCACTGGTAATGTATGTGGCTTCAAATGCCTTATCTAATACCACTGTGCCAGCACTATTAGATACAGATATCTGTCCAACTCTGCAACGATTTTCCTCTAACTCATATTTCTTTTGTTCGCTTTCTTCTTTGCAACTTGGCAATAGAACAATTAAACTTTGACCTGTTTCATCTACAGTCATTGAAAAGTCTGTACCACGAACAGCAATGTTGGCAGTTGGTGTTTTAACTGCAACCTGTTGTGGATTATTTTTAGCAATTTGTCCGCTGGCATAACGAACAGTGCCCATTGTCACTTTCATTGCTAGTTTGCCAGCATCTGAATTTTTTGGATCAAACACAAAGTCATCGATTACCAACTTGGAGTTTTCTGTAACCTTTACTTTGGTGTCGTCTTTAAATGTAATGTTTGAGGCACAGGCTTGTGTGAGGTAGGTATCCATGCTTTCAATGCTAGCACCTTTTATGCCTGATGATTTTGTTTTGCCACGTTGTACTTCACATTGTGTTCCTTTATTGTCGGACACAACACCAATACTACCACTGGCAAAAGTGGTAGTATTGCTTGCGATTAGAAGTGTGGCAAACAGCGCCTTCCACATTGATTATCTCGCAATAGCTGTACCTGGAGTAACAATACTACTACTGCTGGTTCTTACAGTAATTGTGTTGTTGCTGCCGGTTGCGCGGATATCAACTGTGGTATCGTTTGTACCTTGTTGTTGAGTTGTGATACTGTTAAAGCTACCAGCAATAACTTGCTTTAAGTAGTGACCATTAGCACCAGCCGCATCCACTTGTTGAATGTTCAACACGTTGCTGTTACCACTAATGTCAATATCACTTGTACCGTTTGAGCTTTTTAACTCTTTGGTAATTTGGTTTGAGTTGCCAGTGATTGCAGTAGTGCTAGTGATATCACTGCCCACCAATTGCTGAATAATCAAGTTGCTGTCACCTGTGATAGTTTCAGTAACAGTATTACGCAAGTTTGATGCATTGTTAACATCGCCAATTGTTAGACTAGTTTGGTTACTGTGGCCAGTTACTGTACTAGTGTAAACGTTGTTGTTGCCTTGCAAGTCATACTGAGCACTGTTGCCGTTACCAGTTTGTGTAAGTGCAACCGTGTTGCTACTACCTGTAATTGTAGCATAGTTAGACGAACTTGGTGCCGCAGGACTTAGTGTTGTGATGCCACTTGCGCTAACACTAGTAGGTGTACTCAACGCAATACCACCTACGTTGTTTGTTCCGCCAACTTGTTGAATGGTAACAGTGTTGCTATTGCCAATTTGTTCAATGTATACTTTGTTTGGGCCAGTTGCGGCTTGGGACCATGCAGTGCCAGTAGCCATTAATGCCGCTGTAAGCAAACAAACTTTTGTTATACTTCTATTCATTTTAAAACCTAAACAGATTACTTTTCTCTGCCTAGCTCCTTGGGATATATCCCGTTAATTAACTCTCTATGATCTTGCCAGAGAGTGTAAGTTTTTCCAAGACCTACATACTGTACAAGCAAGATCCATGCACAGTTTTTCTTAAACTTATTGTGCAGTTGCCCCGCCTTTTACTTCTTCAGCCGCCGGCTTATCTTCCTTAAAACTCCAGTGCCCCTTACGAGCACCTTCGTGAATAGTATTGACTACAGCAGCCTGAACAGCCAAATTAACTGCTTTATTGATGCTTTCATTAATACTAGCGCCAGTTTCAGCTTCAACACTTTGTGTTCCGCTGTCAACAAATTTTAACACACCAAATTTGTCCATGTAGCTTAATACAGTTTTGGTCACTGTAACGCTTGTTAGCACTTCGCCTGTAGAAACGCTTACTGTTCTTAAATTAACTGTAACAGTATCGCTTTGATATTGTGTGCTTGCCCCAATGCCTAATAAACGAACACCGGATCCGCCTGTTAATGTGTTGCTGTCATAACCAACAATACCGCCTTCAACAATAATACCTGCAAACATCATTGGTGTTAATGGCTTGGCATCTTTGCCTTGGTACTGTTCGCGAGCTTGACGAATCATTTGGCGCTCTTTGATTAAGTTCTCTAAGCCAACACGTTCTAATACTGTAAACCAACGAGCTTGTCCAACATCTTGTAATGCTTTGATCAAGTAGCTTTCTGCACCTTGTGTAACTGCACTTGATAAGCTGGCAATGTTAGGAATGCTTTTACGCTGACCAGTTTTATCTTGAAAGCCATAAACAGCCACTGGGATTGGGCCAGTTGCAGGCGGCATTAACTTGGCCGACTGATCTTTTAAAAATACATTTTGTTCAACCACTGGTGCATCAAATTGATTGCCAGTGACTTTTTCTCGTATCGCAGAACCTGTAGCACAACCCGACAGCACAAGTACCGCTGATATTGCTAAGGATAACGTTGTTCTTTTCATAGTTGTTCCTTAGATGTTAAATGCCGCATAAGGCATTGTTAATTCTGTGTAATTGTTTGGATTTGCAATTTCAGCGATTCTAACAATTATGTTTGTACCTTGGATCGTCCAAGTAATGTTTTGTCCGCCAATGTCAATGTCACCACATGGGCCGCCACTGCTGGTAGGTGTGCAAGTTGGTGCGCTTGGACTTGAACCAAACAAGCTATCGCTAATACGCTTGGCCAACTCACTGTAAATGCGAGTTTCCATGCTGGCTTTAAAACGTGCCTGTGGTGTATTTGCAGCCTCACGCTCAGCGGCCGCTTTTAATGCTTCTGCGGCTTGTTTGTTTTTGTCTTTTTGTTGATCTTCTAACTGCTTTAGAGTTAAGACATGCGACGAATAGCCCAAACCGCTAAAGGCTGGGCTATTAAAATTGTGTTGTAGTTCGGCGGCACCTGCACTTAATGCCACGCTTGAAACTAGTGCTAAAGTTATCTTTTTCATATACTAAAGTGGGGCCTAAATTCCCTACTTTAGTATTTAAAAGTTTGCGCTAGATTAATAAAGTGCTACTTAATTTTACTTTAGTTGACGTGTAGTGCTGGTTGTAGTCATAGCAGGCTTGTCCTTGGGCACAATCTTCTTGACTGTTTGGCGATTTGTTGAGATTGAGCTAGGCTTAGCGACTACGTTATCATCTGGGTCCAAGTCGGGCATTGGATCAGCTTTTGATCCTGGCGGCTTTAGTTTAAAGCTAAATGCTCCTTTGGTAGGGTCTGTTGCACCTGATTTGGTTTCAACTGTGACAACACCATCTAACTTGGCAGGCCATTGGGTGTAGAATTTAACTACGCCAGTTCTTAGACTTTCAATATCTGCATACTGCTGAACAAAGTTCATATCTAAAATTTCTAAGATTGCGGCCTGAAATTCAGGAACTTCCCCACTGTTGAATGCATTGATTACAGCTTTCTTGGCTGCGTATGCCAACTTGCCGCCGTCGGTTCCGTTGCCTTCTTCCTTGCTGATAATTTCTTGATATTTGGCCATTGGTGTCTTGCCACGGATACTACTCATGACTTCGTCCATAATACTTGGCTTCCAAGGAACATATTTTTTAAATTCGTCAGGAATCAAGTTTGGCTTATTTGAGTGTAGTAGATTCATGGCCTGAAATATCTGACTTACACTGGCTGGTTTTGGTAAAGACTTGTTCTGAAGTAGGTCAATAAAGTCGATTGCAAATTGGAATTTCTTTTTACCTCGCATTTCGTTGGGTACTGTAATTGATGCACCAATGCTAGGGGCCGCCCCACCTTTTTGACCTTTGCTAGAAATATTAATCTGGCGCTGTGATTCTGGGTTAGTTACAGTTGCAAAGCTATCAGCCAATGGGTTATTGGTTTTGCCGGGAAAATTCAAAGTTAAATCAGTTAAACTTCCACCTAACCACTTTAAGAACTCGGCTTGCTTTGGAAATTCAGATTGCCCGTAAATTAACGCCAACACGCCTAGATACTCGCCAGCATAATCAATGATAGCTGCTCGTATTGCCTTGTTGCGTCTGAACTGTTCGGGTATAACAGCAGGCTGGCCTCTCATGATCTGATTGGCCATTTCAATAACTACTTTTCCGTATTCTGTAGACTTTAACGCAGAATTAGAAACAATCATTTTGCCCAAGTCAGTTGCTTTAAAGTTTTTGTCAGTGATACCAATTTGTTTGGGTTTTACTATTAGTGCTTCTTTACCTGCGTTTTCACTGTCACCTTCGCTGCCATCGCCGCCAGGGACAACTGCTTGGCCAAAAGGAGGAGTCTTTAAGAACTTGCTCAACGGCCAATTTTTTCCATCAGCATCTTTTAACATAACTTGTCCTGAAAACTCGCCAGTGTCATTTAGAGTTTGTAGACGTTTGATTTCGCTTTGTGCAATAACAACTGCCTCGCCGTCTACAGTGTAGAAAGGATTTTTGTCTTTGATGTATTGCAAAAATTGCTCAAATCGACCTTCTCGTTTTTTAATTGCGCTTGGGTCTAAAGTTTGTGCTTCAGTTAATAATTGACGTAATAACATTTTAAATTTCAACTCCTTCGCGGCCTAAAGTTTCTCTAGCATCTGCTAATAACGCTTCACGCTCAGGATTATTTTCTAGTGCTTTAAGAACTGCTTCTACACTGGTTAAACTAGTACGATCAAAGCCATGACCAAATAGCAGTGTAGCAATGTAATCTGGGTCGTCGCCGTTGTCAACTAACTTCTTTGTTGCACGATCAATTAAACCAGTGGTTGGATTCCATGTAAAGCCTTTTACTTTAGCAATGCTACTTAGTAGAATTTGTTTGTGGGCACCGCGGTACTTGCTGTGTGGATCAGCAGCCATTGCAAATTTTGCAAAGTCTAGGTTAGGAACAAACATAAAGTCAGTTTGTACATAACCACGCTCGGGACTACCACCAATTGGTGTTTTAAAGTGTACGCTAATACCAGACTTTCTAATAAATGCTTTTGAATCTTCGCCATGCTGTGAACACCAGGCACTTAGCTTGGCAACCAATTCCTCTTTGGTAACACCAGGCGGCATACCAATATCTAAGTCTCCGCTTGTTGGAGTCTTGCCAGTAGTACCTAGTGCATGTTCAAAGTGTGGAATGCCTGTAATTTTTTCAAGAAAGCGGATAGTTGGTTCTACATCAGCTTGGTTAATACGCTGTGTTAGTTCTTCGCCTTCTGCACTCTTGAAAACATTACCGCCTTCAACGATAACAGTGTTGTCACCGTGATAAAACTCCACGACTGTATTTGTTTCCGTGTTAACACGGGCCCAACGTCCGTTTACTTGACGCAGGGATTCATATACAGTAACTCGTGGAGTAATATCAGACAAGAACATTATTTGGCCTTAGGAGCTTTTTTAGCACGTGGCTTCTTTTCAGCGGCCGGCTTTTTAGCACGTGGCTTCTTGGCTGCAACTACTGGGGCAACTGCTTCTGCAACTGGAACAATTTCGATAGGAGCTTCATCAGCTGCCGCAACTGGAACTGCTACAGACTCAGTTGCATCAGTTACGATAACTGGTGCTGGAGCTTCTACTTTGTATGGTGCTTCTGCAACTGGCGCAGGGCCAAATCCAAATAGCTTCTTTAAAAATGATAACATTTCTTTTCCTTTATTAATGGCTAGAATCATCTAAACCGTGTATTATATTTAGTTTTTTGGCTGAACTTGTGGCAGTTCAAAAAGACATTATCTCATGGCAACTTGCATGTAATCAGCAAAGTTATCCTTACGCTGTTCTAGTCCACGCAGGCCCGGGTTCACTTGTTTTGTAACACTGGTAGTATCTTTAAAGTTATCTACGTTTGGTTGCACACGATGCTTCCAGAACCAAACTGATACCTTGGCAGCAATTTCTGGCTTTTCAAGTAGCTCGGGATGTTTTTCCAGTGGTAAGCCTAATTCTTGTCCGGCCTGCTTGTAATTCCAACGTCCTGTAATTTGAATGAATCCACGACCCTTATATCTTGCACCATCGCCTACATGCTTGTTGCCCAGAGCCTTGGCTTTTCCTGGAGCATATTTTGGATCATATTTGCGGAAGTCCAAGCTGCCACCAAATTCTGTTAGACGCTTGAAGTCCAGGGTTTCGTGAGCACACTGGGCCATAAATGCCGCAAGTTCTGTACCTTGTAGGCCAGATGATTTTGCAACTTGTAACAATACGCTTTCAAGAGGATTTCCAGTAATTGGTTTAACATCAATCTTTTTAGCGGCAGCTTTTGGTTCGGCTTTGACAGCGGCTGGCGCACTTGGAGCTGACTTGGCTTGTGCAAATGTCTTTGGTGCTTCTGCTTGCTTAGATTGTGGGGCCTGTGCAACTACGGCAGTGGGCTCTTTGAAGTAGTTTTCGGCTCCTTGCTTGGCCATCATACCGCCCATGCCACCTGCGGCAACACCACCTGCAATGGCCAGGTTAGTAAGTGTATCTCGCCAACCTTCTTCTAAGTCATCTTCAAATAACGGACCTGCAATAATGTTTGTAGCCTTTTCAGCTTGTAAGCCACGAGCAATTGCAGACCTAAACTCTGGAGTAATGTCTCGAGCACGGTATCCACCACGAGGGAAGATATGCACTTCAATAGGTGTATCACCTTCCAGCTTTTGAATAGCTGTCATACGATTGCGACCTTCGTGACCTGCAACTTGTGCAGGCTTAGAGAAGTCACCGTCATCCCATTCTGGCGGGATTTTAATTTCTAAAAACGGAGCACCAATTGCACCACCGTCGGCAATGTATTTTTCTAGTTCGGCACTGTGCTCTTGACCCAGCGGTGCAGCCAGTCGTAGGAATGTGCTGGGCTTCATCATAACCTGTAGGCCAAAGTAGTCTACGTCTTGGTTATAAGGAACTGCACCAGCACCTTTGTGATTGTCGATTTTAACTTCTGATAATAGTTCACGTAAACGCATCAGATATTTAGCTGATACGGTAACTACCCATCTTGATTATTTTCCGTTGATACTTTTCATTCGCTCACGTTTTTCATGAGTGTCTCTACAGTCAACGCAACAGAATGTGAACTCTGTTGGTTCTTCACACTCAATACAAAAGCCTGTTCGAATAGGCTTGAATTCTTTTGCTGTTGCTCTGCGAAGCTCTTCCTGAGCTTCCATTGCTTCTTGTGCGTCATCGATAATGTCTGCCATGTGGTTTCCTTAAAACTATATGTAATTATGAGTTAGGGTTTGATTTCAGTGATTTCATATTCATTTTCATCAAAATATGTCACTGAATACTTGTTGTCGCCGTATTGGTAATGGTCAGTCCAGAAACGCTGATTGTTTGAACTGTCGGTGGGAGTCAGAAGCTTTAGTATAAGCATCATCTCCTCTTTCTCTTGACCTTCTAATGCTCGCTCCTTGGGGCGAACAATACCAGCACGAACCAAGAAGTCATATGCTTCTTCTTTGGTCATGGTTTTAAAGTCCATTGGTCAGCACCCACATAAACACATCAGGGCCATCCAGGATAACCATGTCGCTAGCATACTTGAGTCGCTTGCTTCGGTACTTGCCTCCAACCTTTTCTACTTCCACCATCTTGGGAGTAAAGCGAAGAACTTGAGCAATGTATAAACCATTGTCGGCAACTGCTACATACTGGCCTTCTTTGAACTCTCGTCCCATTAAGTCATAGTGTAGCTCAGTTGGTGTCACACTTTTGATAGGCTTCTTAACCACGGTCATTGCATACCTCCGGGCACACTTGCTCGTTCGCAACGTACACCTTTACCGAACTCGTCAAGGATTTGGCGGCTATTACCCTTTTGATCGATGATGAACTTGTAGTTTTCGATACAACGACTTTCAGTCATGCCATTGACTCCGTAACTAACTGAACTGTTGCCTGAAGCAAAGCCTGCAACACCTGCAATTAGTGTTGCCACAATGCCTACCATTACAACAACAATCATCAATTCAATAAGGGTAAATCCGCGCTGTTTCATATTACTTGGGCATCATGAGTGCGTTGAAGTTAGAGGGCACAACAATGGTCTGCACCTTGCCAGCTTTGATACCTTCTGAGATGTTCAACATGGCCTGTGCTTGCATGAATGCAATTGAGCTACCCGAGTTGTTGGCCAGAGCTGCCATACGACGCGATTCAGCTTCAGCAGTCTTGACTTCAACTTCTTTCTGCTTGAGTTCGTTTTTGCTACGAACCAAGGCGTTGGCACTTTCAACTACTGTGTCGCTAGGTACAACGTTACGAATCATCACTTGACTGATAACAATACTACCATCCAGTTTTTCTTCTGCCAAGTTACGAACAATCTCGTCTTGGATAGCCTTTTCCATTTCACTGCGCTTGTCAGCCATGTCCAAGGCTTCGTGCTTGCGTGCGGCTTTGTAGATAGCGTTACGTGCAGTTTGAACAATGTAGTTGTACATCACATAAGTGTCGCCTTTGAACTCAGCGTGAAAGCTCTTGTTCTTGGTTGAGTACAGTTCAGCAACGCTTTGCGGATTGATGTTGTAAACAACCACAGCATCAAAGTCTTTCATGGTGGAGTTGTCACTGGCCACTGGAGTCATGTTATCCAAGGTCACGTTGACATCCTTAATAGGGAATGTCAGCACACTACCAACCAAGGTTTGATTGAAAGAACCCGGAAGCAGTTCGCCGCTTTGAACTTGTTTGTCAAAGCCGACGCGAACGCCAACTTCACCAGTTTCAATACGAGTACAACCAGTAGCAAGAACTGCCGCGGCCAGAATAGAGAGAGTCAAAACACGTTTCATGATACACCTTTAAAAAAGAATTACAATAAGAACCAAAAATGCTGTTGTTAGCAGTGAACATAGTATAGCATAGCTTACCAGCTTTGTCAATGCCCAGGCTTCACTTCCGGACAAACTTCTAAGAAATTTTATGCCAAAAAAGAACAGGGCAAATAGTATCAACCAAAAGAAAATTATTCGTATCATTCTTCAACTCCGAAATGTTGTTTAATCTTTCTACCAGCAATCACACCGTTCAAATAACTGGCATCGTTTGTATCATTACAAATAGTAACACATTCCCGAACAATCAACTCGGCGAACTTACCACGGACGATACTGTGGTAAATGTCGTTATATCGGTCGTTGGCTGGCACTTTACTGTCAGCATAGGCAATGGCCTCTAGTTCAAATTCTTTAAATCGTTCGTTCACAATTACATGCTCCAGTAAGTTTCGCTAGCAGGGTTGCAAGCCCACGGAGTGTCACGGTCAATTTGCACGTCTTTGCCGGTCATCAAGTTCTTAACAGTTTTCATTGTAGGAAAGAATTCAATGCGAAAGCCCAGGCGTGTAGGATACAGCTCGTATTGCAGTTCACGAACTTCACGTTTCATTTCTGCCGCATCACGATTGCGCCAAACTGTAGTGCTAACAAGACGCTCACCGCTTTTGGTACGCTTGTCTGCTTTGTAGATGTACATGGTGTGATCTTGTTTCATCTTCGGCTCCTGTTTGTTGCTGTATGTGTTATTATACTACCAAAACCAATTTCAGTCAATTAATAAGTCTTGGCGTCTACGAAGGTGTCATTGTACATTTGATCTTTGAAATCCTGGGACAACCACTTGAAATCGCGGGCAAACTGCTCGATTCGTGCTTTTCTAGCACCATAACTAAAATAAATGTTTACAACATTTTGGTACACAATGAACGCATCGTAAATGTCAGATGGTGCTTTCAGAGTCTCGGAAATATAAATCAGTTCTTCAGCAAACGGCCGGCCGTTTGCAGTTGCTTGTTCTTGAATAAGTTTGGTTGCTTCTATCATATCCATAATCAACTCCTGTTTTGCTTTGCTATGTGTATATTATACAGGTCCGGGGCCAAATGGTCAACCTTTTTTTGGTAAAAATCTTCAAAAAAGTGGTGAAAAAGTGTTGTATTTTTGCAACAAAAAGGTAATACTAAATGCTACTTTTTAGCAGTACATCAAACGTCCACATATCTGAAAAATTTGCATCTGCGTACTCGTACGGAATCCAAAAGTACCCGCCTTCGCCCCAATCGTCCCCAAAACTATTTCGTAGTAGGAACTGTTGTTTTGAATCATCGTACCCAACTATGCACATGGCATGGCTTCCAATGGGCTCTTCGGTTGCAGTGGGCATCTTTAATATTGTGGATTGGTTGTTGATTCGGTTAAAGTCTGAATATACTGCAACACCGACTACTACAGGGTGCCGACGATCAAGCATATCGACAATTTCTTCATGTGAAGTTATTTCATACACTTTGTTTATTGTTCTCTTTCGAGCATCACGATAGCAAATATACCCGGGCTCTACATCAAACTTGTCAGGATCGTAAGGCCATAAATCTTCGCGGCACAGGCCGTAGGTTTTGACTGCGTCAATGGCAGTTGAAATATAAGCACCTATGTCCTCATCGATATCTCCGGTGAGTCGTCGAGCATTGTAGTACAAAAACAATCTGCTTAGATCAACTAACTGATCTGGGTAGTGCATGCGAGTCAGCAGTTCGTAAGCACCAACTACTGCCTGTGCAGTGCAACTACCCAGTTGCCATTGCTCCTCAACGGGACTGGCCCATTCTCTTAGATCAACTTGCCTTGTGGGCATCAGGCAGTAAACAATTCAGGAAACTGTTGAAGCACGCCATTGGACATATAGTTTGATAATTTTGAACCAGCGGCTGCAAGTTTGTCTAATGCGGCAGTTTCGTTGGCTTTGTTTTTAGCTAACTTAGCGTTGCCCAAATTGATCAATTCGTTAGAAAAGTCATCTAACAACAATCTTAGAATATCTCTGTCCCAGTAGTTGTTGTACTGATTTGCAACTTGCGAAAGAGCCCAATTATTTTGTTTAATTCTATCGGCTGTTGATTTGTTATCAAACTTGCGAATAGAATTTCTCCAATAGAACAAGAACTGCATAATTAGATTTCCAATTTGTTGATTAAAACGTTCTTGGAATTCGATGTCATAGTACTTGCCAAGAGTATTGCCTAGCACTTCATAATCCATTGCATTGGCAATTGCCGCTTGGAAATCTAAAGTTTGGTCAAATGTTGCATTTGCCAAATTGACCAGTTTGTCCTCGAGCTCCATGCAGTAGTTGTCTACAAACGCTTTAAACTGACTGCTTGGCATAATTTCAGCAAGGGTACTACGAGCAAATTTTGGCTTACCTACGTTAGCCGCAATACCAACTCCCATTGGGTGATCGAAGTGCTCTTCAACGATCGTATGTGTAATTTTTTTATACATGATTTTTCCTTATTAAATGACGTTCCATCGTGTACCGTCAAATACAACTATAACACTGACATCGGTGCCTAGTGTTTTATCTGAAGAAGTATCTATCTTTTGGCTACCTGAAGTTTTGACTTTGATATTGCCTGAGACTTGATTTTTAACAACATAAACTTTACCTAGTTGTCCCAACGGCAAAGTTATTTCTATGTCCTTTTTAGTAGCACCAATATAGTAATCAGTGGCAGTTGCAGTGTAGTCTGTGCTGGTGAGCTTTACATTGATAAAATCATTCCCGCTGTTGGTAGCAGACAATACACCTGCAGGTGTAATAGACAATCCACTGCCAACCTGCACTACACCCAGGTATTCAGTAGTAGCAATATCAGCGTCAAGTTTAAAATCAAGTACACCAGCCGTAGTTTCAGCTGGTATAGGCGGATTTCTTCTTAGTGCTCGTCCTGGCTGAACAGGCGGTCTGGTATAAGCCATAGTATTAGACTAAGATCCACTGTGCGCCATCAAAGACTAATGTCAATGAACCAAATGGAGCGTTGATTGTAGCACTGGCTGCGCCGTCAATAGTGTCAGCACCAGCTGGGTTGATGGTAATTGGTGTTAATACAGTAGCAAGACCCAAGCCGTCTTTGATAGTAAAAACTTGTCCTGCAACACCTGCTGGCAAGTTTACCGCTACAGCAACTGGCCCTGGTACTTGTACACTGATTACTTCGTCAGTTGTTGCACTGACTGCAATAGGTGTAGCAACTGCAACACGAACGGCAACTGGACTAACACCGCTAGAACTAATAGTAACAATGTTAGCACCAGTGCCTGTTGTTGGTGTAACTGTAATACCTGCTCCAGCGAGTATTGATGTTGGGTTATTTGTATATGACATTTAAGTCTCCTTTAAATAATTTTGGTTAGCGTAATCTTTACACTATTACCAATGGCCTATATCTTTGTTGGCCAAATAGTAGTCCATGCCCGGCACCACCATTTAGGTTTTACAGGAGCATCCCACTTAGTGCAGTGACGTTCTGAAGTAGTCAATCTAAAGTGGGCACATGTAAAGCAGTTCTGCCCTGCTGGTGCCCCATATGCGGCTGGCATATAACTGTCAGGTAAATTGCTTGGGATCAAGTCTCCGTCGGGATAAACATTTTGTCTTATGTAGGCCATTATACTATGCTCCATTCTGTTCCGTTGAATATAAAAGTCAAACTACCATAGTTGGTATTGATTGTAGCAGTAGGCGAACCATCGATGGTTGATCCTAAACCTGCTACAGTAATTGGGTTTGTGGCAGCATCGCCGTCAATGTCCTTGACCACAAATACTGTCCCAATGGGTGAAATTGGTAATACGATGCTAGCAGGCGTACCAACATCAACTGCTAACATATAATCTGTAAACAACACATTGTATGGTGTTGTTGTAACAGTAGTGACAGCCACTGGACTAGGATTGCCCGGAGGCCCTGGCGGGCCCGGTGGCCCAGGAGGTCCCGGAGGTCCCATGCCTCCGTTGATAAAGAAGTCTTGACCACTACCACCAAATTGCTGAATGATTGGACGGTATCTGCGAACAGGGTAACCTCTTCTGCGTACTGGCGGCCGGACTAAAAATCCTAAATTATTGAATATCATATAGTTCCTTAAAACGTTCCCTTGCCGCCCCACTTGGTGAACAGGCTTTTAAATTTGTTTTCTAATAGTGAATCAGTTATCGATGGCTGCGGCTCTTCCTCAACTGGTAAATCTTCTTTTGCTACTACGTCTGTTACTTCGTCATTTGGTTCTTCTACAGGTACAGTTTCTTCTGGTACTTCAGCAATAACAAAGTCACCACCAGCTTGTAACAGTTCAGTTGTTACTTTAGCTTCAACAGTTTCAACCACATCAATTGGCTCTGCTGTTATAACTGGTATAGTTGCAGGTGCTGGTGCCGCAATAGGTGCAACAGGCTTTTGTGTTAATCTGTTGTAAATTTTAACACCACGAGCAACAACTTCCTCTTCTGTGGGATAGACAAATTTAGTAGTGAATGGAAGCAATGTACCAGTAGTAGTCCATGCTGTTCGTGCGCCAGTGATCCAAGCAGTGTGTGCAATGGAATGCTGTTTCATGTATTCTTCGTTAAGTTGCATACGAGCCAGCTTTAATATTTCTGACAAACGTTGCTGTTCTGCTAATTGTTCATTAGTCATGATAGCAATCCGTGTTTTAATAGTACGGCAAATATTGTACCAGCAATACCAGCAGCCAATGAAATAAACCCGCCTAGTAGAATATTACGAACACGTTCGTTGCGTTCATCTGCTAGTGCAAGTTTGTTTTCTAATCGTTCAATTCGCAAGTCAGTTGCTATACGGCGCTGAGCACATAACGCAACATGCGTTTCTAAGTCAGTTAATTCTACATCTTTGCTTGAGCTTATTACTGCCATAATATTAGTTCGCAAATTCCAATGGTGACTGTGCAATGATGCCTCGGCTAATAGTATCAGCAATACTGGTATAACCTTTGTTGATATGATTGGGAATACCTGAGACAGCGACCTTGACAATATTATCAAGTGCAATTGAATCGCCTACAAAGTCTTTGTCTAACCTGGCTCTAAAGTCGTCAACCCACAGTGCTGTTAAGTTGATAAACATTTCGTCAAGCGTATCCTTTGGCCAGTAACTGGGATTGAGTTCATTTAGATATGTTGCAAGTTCATTGATCTGCTTATCCCAAATAGTTTCATACGCCGCAATGTCTCTGTTGGCTTCTAGTGCTTCGGCAACTTTACTGCCATTGACTGCAATAACAACCAGCAGGCTGCTGATCTTTTTTGCGGCATTGAAACCATAGTATGGTGTAAAGTAGTTGCCACATGCTGCCGCCGCTTTTTTTAAATTTTCTAAAACATTTTCACTGCCCATGTTGCCGTACAATGCAACTGAAAAGTTGATCATGCCTAAGCTATAACGTGTCCATAGCGTACGATTGTCCATGCGAAACGTCATAGTTTTTTCGTTAATGACAACTGTTGGCAACGATTCGCTTGCCATCGGCTTAACCAGCTTGCCATTAACATATTGTTCTTTTGTGATAGTATGTGTTACTGTGTACATCTGATCACCATATAACCGTAGGAGTTGAAATTTGGTTTACTCCAATGGCGGTTCCTGTGTTTACAAAGTCTTGATTAGAGATAGCACTGCCAATGACATTGCTAGTGTTGTAGCTCCATGGCATGGGCATTGGCATTGGATAAACAAAACTTCTATAGTATGGATAATAATAACCTGAAAACATTTTTACTCCTTAAAAAATGGGTTGACCTTGTGAGCCAACCCATTAGCTCATTTTATAACAAGCCGCCTGAGATGCCACCGTAGTAGCCACCATAGCCATAACCTGGATAACCAAATCCCAAACCGTAGCCGGGATAACCGTAACCAAAACCATAGCCATAACCGGGATAACCGTAGCCACCTAGGACGCCGTATGGATAGCCAATGCCAGCGCCCAAGTAACCTCTTCGTGCCCCAAAGCCCAGACCAACAATACCGGATCTATACATAATAGTATCCTCCTAATTAATTGATGCTAGTAGGTGTAGAAGTTTGTGTAGTACCTGTCATAGTACCTGTGTTAACTAGACCCTGGCTAGAAATTGCGCTTTGTAATGCGTTTACTGCGCTTAATTGGTTAGCACTTTGGTAAGCAGAAACTGCACCACCGTAAGCAAGACCCAAGCCACCGAATTGAACGCCCAAACCAGTCAATGCTGTGTTGGTGTTGATCAATGCTGTGTTCAAGTTTTGTGTGTTCAGGTCTACAACTAAACGACGAGTAGCTTCGGCTTGTTCCATAATCAAACGTTGTTGAGCGGCACTTGTGGCACCGATTGCGGCATCTGTACGAGCCGCGGCCAACATTGTTTGTAGCGTACTGTTGGCAATTTCTTGCTTGATGTTTGCTAGTTCTGTAGAGTCGTGTAGCGCAACTTGCATAGCACGATTGTTAATGTCGTTTGTTTGAGCGACTTGTAGTTTGTAGTTTTCAAAAATTGAATCAGAAACCTTTTCACGTACACCAGCTACCTGGTTTGTCAAAGCGAAGAAGGGATCAGTTGTTAGCATATCAGCCATTTTATTTTCCTTTAAAGTAAAATTCTAGGCTGTATGAGCGCCTAGGATTGTTCAACAGCAGATTCGATTTCTGTTGCTGTACAAAATTAGTTAAAGGAAAAACAGGCTATTGCCCCGCGGCAAAAGTAGTATAGTGTGCGTCAGTGGTATAAAGTACGGCCAAAAGATAACCTATAGCCATTACAACTATAGGTTATAAATGATAAAGTGTTGCCTACGCTCGCAATCCTTTTTGTCCTGACAATGCCAACTGTGTTCTGTTGCGGACTCCATATGCTCGTAAAATAGAACTGATGTGTACTTTTACAGTACTTTCGCTGATGTTTAAAATCTGAGCTATTTTTTTATTGCTTAGTCCTCGATTCGAAACTAACGCCATAATTTCTCGTTGACGATTAGTAAGTCGAATACCGTATTCCACTGTGGCTCGTGTAGATACTTTAACTTTAGGTACAATATATTCCTCGGGCCAATGTGTTGCGCCCGATAGAAGTACATTTAATGAGTCAAAGAAATCGGCATTGCCGAAACTCTTGTAGTTTGGAACAATGCCGCTTATATTACTTTTCTTTAAATCCTGAATGAACTTTTGTTCACATTTATCGTTTACTAAAATACCTACACTAACTTTTTTTGATCCTGCTACAGTGGAAATTGTTGTTAGTGCATCAACGATTTCATTTATAGTAGTACCTGGGAATAGCAGTGCATCTTTGTCAAAAATTACCAATATGATATCATTTGCAGAATCTGTATCAATACATAACTCTTGACAAAGTAAACTCATAAGTCCCGGCCAAGAATCAACAATGTTGATTGAGCCATTGGTGACTTCCCCGATTGCAATTAACGCATCTACGCTAAATTGTTTATTTGTGCTGTCAAAATAAATTGTCCGTTTCATTTAAGTGCCCTCCAATAGTACTTAACGCGGCCAATAACACATTTAGACCTGCTCATGTACTAACAAGCACTTCAGTAGTATAAACCGCTAGTACTAACTTTGATGCCCCATGCACAAAATTTAGTACTGAGTTGATTGTAACAATTTTTACAACAATTGTCTACAAACATTTACAATTTTGGACAGTACTATTGTTATTTTTACAACAATCAGCGTACAAATGCTTGAAAGTAGTAGGTAGTGGGTTGAGTCAAATACTCACGCACAATGGCAACTCCGCCCTGAGGTTGCCACCCATCTGCCAGTAGCTCCTGGACCATTTGATGGAACGCATCATGCGTGGCATTTACAACGCGGTATTCGCGGATCATGCTGTTATTCAACCTTCAAAACAATGACACGGGCGGGATTTTTGATCCATTAGAATCTCTTTTGAGAATATGCTGATACTTTTCTGGATGCTGTTTCATATCCTCAAGTCGTTGATAGAATCTTTCTTCAATCAAATCCATTGGATCTGGTTGATTGAAAAAGTCTTTGATCTTTTTAAAAAGATTCATTGTCAACGCCTTAAATGTAAAAGGGAGAGTTAAAGCCGCAAGCATCGTAAACACATTCGCGAACTGCGGTGTCAGTTGCTTCACCAAAATCTTCGGGGAAACGTTCGGCTAAGCTGGCAAGTTCATTATAAACTTTGGGCCAGTCTAGCTTGAGGATTCGAGCAGTCCTGACAATAGCATCAACTGCATCATTGCCAGCTTCGGTGTACATTGCATAATCTTGACTCATAGTATCTCCTTATTCGTCGACTGTGATTTTATCGCCCCGCATGACCCAAACAAAGGCCATAAACACCGAGCTCAGCTGATCTGCACCTACTGAGCGCATCATACGATAGCCTTCGCAAAAACCAATTTCTCGTTGCATAATGTTTTCCTTACAGTGTGTTAAGAGCTGGTTGCAATTCTGCAATCAATTCACGTTCACGAGCATGAGCCGCTGTCTTGCCGCGCACCACTTCCAGCAAGTACGGAGTGAAGCCTTCACGGCCATATGCGCGAAGTGCTGTACACAGATTCCAGTTCTTGCTTTCAGTGTTAGCACGGCTCAGGTGACGGTTAAAACGTCCACGCACAGAACCCAATGCGGTACCATCAACTACAGTGATACCAATGTAGCTTTCACTAGTAACTTCGCAAAACAGTTCGTAAATTGCATGGTTACGATCTGTACGGCGCTTGCGTTGTGTTGGAGTGTTTTTGCTGTTCATGTATGTATTATACGGCGATCTGGACCAGAAGTCAACCGTTTTTAAGCATTTTGAGCCAGATTTTTGGGTTTTTTGGGCTAAAACCAGCTATTTTTTGTATACTTTTGTTGTATTTTAGCTACAATTAAATTGCCCTATATTATCGATAATCAATGATTATCGGCCATAACCTTGTCTATAAGCATCATTATCTCTGCGGCGTTGTTCTTCATAATAACGCTGTCGCACCCCACGCTCGCATGCTACTCTTTCACTGCGAGTATAAAAATGAGTGCAATTATAATGAATAACTGGAGCATCATAAACAACTACCGTTCTAGGTTGGGCCATTGCATTACCAATAACCATACCAGCAGTACCTGCTACAATAGCAGTTCCAGTTCGAGTGGCACAACCACTTAATGCCAATAATGCAATAATACCAATTACAAGTTTAGTCTTCATTGTCATACTCCTCAGTTTCTAAATCAATTCGTAAATCACCGTAGATTATCAATAACTCTCGATTACTGATATTATTCCAATTTGAATCAAGTTCCTCGCCTAGTAATTCTGCTAAACGATGACATTCACGAATTACCATGTCACGCATTATCGACGCATCCGTGAAATATCAACAGCTTGTTCGTCACTGAATACCGGAACAGCATTTGATTTATGCATTGTTGCAATACCTTTTACTTTTGTACCAGTATATACCTTAGGAGGTGCGACTGTTGCAACACCAAGTCCGCTATTCAAACTTGGAATACGTGGCTCATTGGCTCCGCGGTGCATTTGTTTTGGGGCAACATAAGGCTCTGCGGCAAGAGCACGTTTGCGCTTTTTATCTTCTGCTTCGACACCCCAACGCTTTTGAAGCTCTTTCCATTCAGCATCTAGCTCACGAGCTTTTCTTGCTTGCTCTGCAGATGCAAACTTTTTCTTACCCTTGCGCTTGCCAGTGGTACTAAGCCATGGACCTTCTAAATGCATACTCATTTTGAACCTTGAGTGTTACGTTGATAGCCATAGTATAGCACCTTTTTGGGCACTTGTCAAGCCTTAAAAATGTTGAAAGATAGTCGCTTTAACAGTCGATCTGGCTCACCAGGTTGAAACGTTACAACATCACGGCGATGTACACTATTCCAGTTATCGTAAATCAACATGTCGCCATTTTCCCATTTATGCTTGTATAATGAATTGGGCTTGCTTTTGCATAGTCTAAAGATCTTTTCCATAAACTCGCGGAACTGGATAACTTCCTCGCCACCTTTTGTGACATGATGAATCCAAGTCTTGCCCTTACCGTAGCAGTTCATTCTAGGACTAACTCGTCCTGAGTATGGATTAGTTTTTAAGAATGGATACTCAGTAATGCCGGTTCCAGGTGCGTACATAAAGTGTTGGAAAATCTTAACATCGCTGTAATATGCACGTTCTTCTTCTGTAAATTGATCGTATGCAACTTCTAAATTTAACCATTCAGTTTGACCGCTGTTGTCATTTGCAGTACGTACCATGTATAGAGATCGAGCTGGGAAACTCTTTTCTCCAATGTGTGCCATATCTGCATGATAAAACATCTCAGTGTCGCGCCAATGATTGTTTGTTGTTTTAAAATAGCTAGTAGGCGTAGCTAAGTTTTCTTTGTTTAATGTAACATCAAATTTACCTGAACCATGACGGTAATCTTCAACAGTCCATAATGTACCAAACTTGCTAGCGATATTGTGAAACTGTTTGTCAGTTAAGTCGGGGCCAAAACCTTTGAGAATAATCAAGCCTCGATTGACAAGCCTATCTCGCCATACTGACGAAGACTCGTCCATAAACTCGTCGTATGAAGTGTGATATTCTGTGCACCAGGATTCGTGTATATTGTGTATTTTCATACAAATATTTATGCACCTAAAAAGGCAAGAGTAGCCTAATATTATTAGTGCCGCTTACTTTATACGGCGCACACTACGCGGTGCAGTTCAATTGCGCGGACGCCTAGTGAATCTAGCTTACGCTTCATCACTCAACCGTTTACGTCAAACGGCCCTAAGGTGGGGAGGGTAAGTCTCCTCTTGCCTTCTTTAGAGGCAGTTGAGACAAATTCTTGCTCTGTAACTGGCTTACTTCTATCAACTAATAGGTAAACTTCTTTCGGAATTCTTTTCGTTTTGTTATTTAAGTCAATTACAGAAACTGTGCCAATGGATGCTAATCCACCTTTAACAGCGTTTATGCTTGCGTGAGTGCTATGTTTTAATCGTTGTTCAACGGTCCAATAACCAGCATTAAATTCGCTATGTTTTTTCTTACGTATATCATCCCAGACTGGTGTAGGTGGTTTGCCATGTAATGTTCTGTTGGCTAAGATTCCGTTTTCGTCAATTCCAATCCTGCCATACTGCAATATATAGTGATCTTCTCTTTCATACGCAATATTTTCGTTAATAATGTTGCTTTCGATTTCTTCAATGATAGGAGATAATCCTGCTTCTAATATGTCTTTGATAATGTTAGCTTTACTGGGATTTTCAAGTCTTGATTGTTTAGTACGAATGTGATCGTACTTGCGAGTGTCTTTACCTTTCCCTATGTAGAACGGTAAATTTGTCCTTGGATCAATATATTTGTAAATGTAGTACATCAGCTATTTAGCAAGGTGGGTTTAAATTCATCTATTAAGGTGGGTTCTTTAGTTCCAAATTACCATTTTGAAACGTTCTTTAATTATACCAAAGTATTTACACTTCCAATCGCTTTGTGCAAAGAAATCAAGTCCAAACCATTCATTTTTACGAGCAAGCAAT